AGTGACAGTTTATTACAATGTGCTGATGTTATGATTGCTTATAACAGACCTGCAAAGTATAATCTATCTTATTATGGACCTACCCAGTACATGATAACTCCTTCTGACAAATATCTTTTAGCAGTGCATGTATTAAAGAACAGATATGGTGAAGTAGGTATTCAATGGTATAGAGCAAATTATGCTAAAATGCTTGTTGAAGAAGCTGCAGAACCAAGCTGTAGAATTATTAGAAAAGTAATATAAATTAAATTAGTTAAGATGGCAGAACTATTAAAAAAAAAGAAACACATTAATGTAATTACAGCAGAATTTAAACCTTATTGGGAACAACTATTTGTAGACAATGGAATGGAAAATCCTCCATTTTATGCAAAGCTGTGTTACCAAGGGAGTGAATTTGAGGTTGTAGATGGTGGAAAATCTGAATGTATTAGATTTTTTGCTAATGAACTTTCAAAAAATCAGGATATCTTTGTTGAATTATTTGATTGGTATGACAAACCTTATGAAGAAGGTTACAGAAATCTATACAGATTAAAAAACAAACCTGATTGGAAAACAGCTCCTAATTTCTGTGTTGAAGTTACACTAAAAAGTGATGGTACTTCTTTACCATTTACCACATATGCTGTAAGATTATCAGATTTAGAATTGATAAGCAGAAACAAACTTGAAACTGCTTATCCAGAAATAACAAAATCATCAACTGCAATAAAGGAAGAACAACAATCTTTAGATTTAGATTTTCCAAAACTTGATACAGTTGATTTTGAGGAAGAACTTCCTTTTACAGAAAAAGAAGATAATCACTATGCACAAATGACAATCAGAGATATCTATTGTATTGTGAATAAAGTGCCCTTATCAAATAAAAAATGGTTAAATACTTTAATTGACAAAGGTAAAAAATGGCAGAAGTAAAAAAAGCAGCAGAGACAGTTGCAACAGGTATGGTATTACCAACTGGTATAGTACAGGCAGTTACAAAAAGTCCTAAGAATCTTGTAATCTTTAGTAAACCTAAAGTAGGTAAGACAACATTGTTGTCACAACTACCTAACAGTTTATTAATTGACTTAGAAGATGGTTCAGACTATGTAGGAGCTGTAAAAATTAAGATTACAACTATTCAAGAATTGTTTAATCTTGAAAAAGCTATCACAGATGCTGGTAAGCCATACAAAATTATTGCTCTTGACACAATAACTGCTTTAGAAGAATTATGTATTCCTTATGCAGAGTTCTTATATTCAAAATCTCCAATGGGAGCAAACTGGTTTACAACTGGTAAACCTAAACATGGAAGCATCCTTAATATGGCAAATGGTGCAGGATATCCATGGTTAAGACAAGCTTTTGAAGATGTAGTAAAAAGATTTAAACTATTAGCACCACGTCTAATATTATTAGGTCACGTAAAAGATACAATGTTAGAAAAGAATGGAGGAACATTTGAAGCTCTTGACTTAAATCTAACAGGTAAGCTTAAACAATTTACAACATCTAAATCAGATGCAATAGGATACCTTTATAGAAAAGGAAACAAAAATATCTTGAGTTTTAAGACACAAGATGAGATTTTATGTGGTGCAAGACCAGAACATCTAAGAAATAAAGAGATTGTTATCTCTGAAATTGCAGAAGATGGGACAGTAACTACACACTGGGATCAAATATTTATAGATTAATTAATAACATTTAAAAATTAGAAAAGATGAGTTTTAGTTTAAACAATTATTCAGCAGCAGAGAGCAATTTTGTACAAAAGGGTTTACAACCAGGTACACATTTATGTAAAGTATTAGATTTAAAATTGGAGAGACCTCCATATGACGCAAATCAATACAATTTGATTTTTTCATTAGAAGGACCAGATTTAGGTGCAGATTTTGAAGGTTTTCCTATTAACAGATTAGATCCTTCTAAAGGTAACCATAAAGGTCAAACAAGCAATGTAAAAGCAAACCAATATGGTTTCAAAGATTGGGAATATAAAGGAAAAACAATTAGTAGAGATGAATCTATTCAAAACTTTTTAGGAACTTTCTTAAAACAAGTTAATTTGTTAGATCAGTTTCAAGGCATGGATATTAATGCAGATACTATTGAAGATCTTGTAGCAGAAATAAGAGCTTTTCTTATCAAAGGAAAGTATGAATTTTATTTTACTCTAGGTGCTCAGAAATATTATAAAGAAGGTTCTGAATATCCAAGTTATGCATTATATTTACCAAAGAAATTAGAAGGTAAGTTTGCATATGCAAATAGTGTAGAAGACGCTAAGTTTGCTCAATTTAATGAAGCAATTCATGTATATGAGAAAAAAGTAGCTGAACCAAGTATAGGAGATACCATGAATGATTTAGCTGCAGGATTTGCTCCAGCTTCTGAAGTATTTTCAGCTCCTGTATTTGAAAATAATATAAATGATTTACAGCTTCCATAATTAAAAATTTGTTTTATTTTTTAAGATGAGGGTAGATGTAATGTCTACCCTTTTCATTTAAAACCAACAAATTATGTTTAGTTTAAAGAATTTTACATGTGATGTTAAAGATATTCCAAGTGATTGGATATTTGAAACATATTTAGAATTACCAGAAAGCTTAAAAGGTCAGCGTGTTAGATTAAACAGTGTATTTAATCCATTAGATAAAACTCCTTCTATGTATTTGTACTTTCATCCAGAAAGTAATACGTACAAGTTTAAATGTTTTTCTACAGGTAGATCAGGTAGTGCTGTTGATTTGATGATGTACATTTGGAAAAAAGATTTTGGCAATACTGCAAGTACCCTTATAGATGATTATAGTAAATATTTAAAAGAAGGTAAGTGTATAAATAAAAAAGACTTTAGCAATGTAAAGTGGGTTATTTCTGATTATACAATTAGAGAATGGAACTCAAATGACGCAAAGTTTTGGTTACAATTTAATATAGGCAGTGAATTATTGAATAAGTATAGAGTAGTCCCTATTGCAAGTTATACTATGTGTAAAAAAATCAATGATGATTTTACAGATGAGATATTTACTATTGCAAAAGAAAATACATATGGTTATTTTAATGAGAACAATGTCTTGTACAAGTTATACCAACCTTTGAATATTGCTAAGAAGTTTTTAAAGTTAGAACAACATGTTCAAGGTACTGAACAATTAGAAGGTAAGAGATTTTTAATAATCACATCTTCCTTAAAAGATTGTATGGCAATCAAAAGTATTCCTGGACTAGATGTGGATGTAATAGCTCCTGATAGTGAGAATACAAAACTTCCAGACAAGTTGATTAAGAAGTTTAAACTAGAGTATGAAGCTGTTGTTACTTATATGGACAGTGACAAAGCAGGTGTTGATAGTATGCAGTACTATTTAGATAGATTTAATATACCATTTTGTTATATACCACTAGAAAAAGATTTTAGTGATATCATAAAAGTCTATGGTATTAAAAAAGCTGCTTATACTTTTATACCTATTTTAGATAAAGCAATTGCTAAATATAATATTTTAAATGAAATTATTTTGTAGTTTTGTTACAAATATTTTATTATGAGCAATTGGATACTACCTTCATGTAAGAACAAAGTAATTACACAAATAGAAGATCTTCCTGATTATCAGAATCTTATAGGTTTTGTTTATAAAATCACACACATTAAAACAGGTAAGTTTTATATTGGCAAAAAAAGTTTGCAGTTTACCAAAAAGACTGCAGTTACAAAAAAAGAAAAGTTAGAAACAGGCACTAGAAAAAGAGTCAAAAGAGTTTCTAAAGAATCTAACTGGTCTGATTACTATGGTAGTTGTAAAGAACTTACTGCAGAAATTAAAGCAGAAGGAAAATTAATGTATAAAAGAGAGATCTTAGAACTATGTTGTACTAAAAAATACCTCAACTATTGTGAGTTAGCACATCAAATTAAAGCTGATGTGCTGACCAGCAATAGTTATAATGGTAATATATTAGGAAGATATTTTCTAAGAGACATGCAAAATTGTAAAAAATGAGAGTATTTAAAATGCCAACACAAGCAGAAATGCTACAAAAACAAGATGAGTTTTTTGACAAAAAATTTATGATGTCTTATTCAGGTTTGAATAAGTTATTGTATAGTCCTAAACTATTTTATTTGCACTATATACTAGGGCAAAAAGATGACACATCTGACAAAAACATGATTGAAGGTAAGCTTATTCATTGCTTATTCTTAAATCCTGATGACTTTGATAAAGAGTTTGTACTAATGGCAACCAGCGTTCCTAGTGCAAATCCAAAAGAAGTATTAGAAAGACTTTTTGTTCATTATTCAGAACTTAAAGCAATGGGTGATCCTAGATATTTACTAGAGCATTTTGAACATGCTATATTAGATATTTTAGTAGATATGAACTTGTATCAAACATTAAAGACTGATCAACAGCGTATTGATAAAATAATTACTGATGACCTTAAAAGTTATTGGGAATACATGCAGAACTGTGAAGGTAAAACTAAAGTTGATCATGCAATGTATGACAATGCTAAGGATGTGGTAGAAATCATAAAACAATCTTCACATATAATGAAAATCATGGGTTACACCAAAGATAACATTACTGATGAAGTTGAGATGATGAATGAGATTGAGCTTGCTGCTTTTCCAGAAGGTTTACCATTTGGTTTAAGAGGTTTTATTGACAATCTTGTATTTGATCATACTAACAAAGTGATTAGAGTAAATGATTTAAAGAAAACTAGCAAAGATCTTAATTCTTTTCAAGATACAATTGAGTATTATAGATACTGGATTCAAGCTGGAATATACTATACATTAGTAAGAAGTGTATATTTGGATACTCCAAAATATGCTGACTATGATTTTGAATTTAGATTCATTGTTATAGATCAATACATGCAAGTTGGAGCAATCAAAGTATCTGATGCTTCATTAGAATTATGGGTTAAAGATACAGGATCTAAGTTAAGTGAAGCAATATATCATTTTAAGACCAGAAACTTTGATCTACCTTGTGCATTTTTAGTAAACAATGAACTTGTAATATGATGAATGATTTGTATCGCAAATACTTTCAAAAATCTTTTACTTTTCTGTATCCTTTATTAGAATTTAAAAAGAAAACTAAGCACAGACCTTTTCAGACATATGTTACCTGGGAAGGTGTGCATGATGAAAGTGCTAGAAAACTTATTTGTGTGTATAAAAGAGAAAATACAGATTCATGGAGGACATTTGAAAAAGAAGAGTTAATTAATCATAGAATGTTAGATTATTGTTTACCTATTGATGCTGAAAACATAATCTATGTTTTTGATTTTAATATTTTTAAAAATGATTATGATAACTTTATTAATGGTAAATACTCAAAAATGTCTACGCGTGCTAAACAGCTATTAACTAATTATTATGGTATACATACACCAGAATGGGTTTTTGTGGAGTCTTATGTCTTCCCTGAAGCTTATTTTGACAAATATGCTGAGATACTAGAAATAGATGTAAGAGAATTAAAAAAAGTTGGAGAACTTTGTGATAAACTTGATCCTGAAAAGGAAAACTGCACACTTAAACACTCAGAATTTCATTTAACTTAAAATAAAATTTATGCAACAAAGCATGTTTATTTACAATACTGATTGGCATGGTAGTAAAACTTTTAGAATGCTGCCTATGGATATAAAATGCCCTTTTAATGAGGTAATTTATGATCCTGAAACTAAAGTACTAGCAATAGTTAGTAAAGAATACAAAGAAAAACCACACATGTTTCCTAAATTAACTGACAAAGGAGAACCAATTATAAGAAAAGGAGATAGTAAAACACCTTCTTATATTGAACAACGTGTGGTTATGGATACTTATTATGAGTATTATATTGATACACCTGAAGACATTAGAGAATTTGTAGATTATTTTGCAAATAACAACAAACACCCTTCATTAAAAGTATTAGACTTGTAAGATGAGAGATAAAAAATTCTGGGTAATGGATTATGAAACCATTATTTTTAATAATTTATAGTTGCACAATACATTTTTATTTATTACATTGTTTATATAAACAATAAATGATATGAAAAAGTGTAACAAGTGTAAAGAATTAAAAACTTTAGATAATTTTACTAAAGATTTATCTAGAAAAGATGGTTTAAAGCATGTTTGTAAAACATGTGCTGATATTATGCATGCAAATTGGCTAATTAATAACAATGATAAAGCTAAAATGCATGCTGTTAACAGTTATCAAAAACGTAAAGAAGCAATTAGTCAAAGAAGAAAGGAATTAAGAACATTAAATCCTGAAAAATACAGATTAAATGCAAAAAATACCAGAATAAAAAATTTAACTCACTATCAACAAAAAAGTCGTGAGGCTGCCTGGAAACAAGCAGGAATCTTAGATATGACATATGATAAATATATTGAATTATTAGAAAATCAAAATAACAAATGTGCTATTTGTTTAACACATACTGATGATTTAAAAAGAAATTTAGCAGTTGATCATAATCATTCTACAGGTATAGTAAGAGGATTATTATGCGATGCTTGTAATAGAGCTATTGGATATTTAAAAGAATCAGAATCTATATTAATTTCTGCTATAAATTATTTAAAAAAACATGACTAGAAAAAAAAGATTTTGGGTTATGGATCTAGAAACAATTGTTAATTGTTTTGTAGGTTGTTTCATAGCATATGACAATAATGAAACACACACATTTGTGATCAATAGAGATAGAAATGACCTTAAAAAGTTTTTAGCATTCTTAAAAGATAACAAACAAAACAATGATTGGCATTTAGGATATAACAATCTTGCATTTGATGCTCAAATTACTGAATTTATATTGCATTTTGAAAAAGATCTCCTTGAGTTAGACTCAGATGAGATTACTGCTTCTATAGCACAATATGCAGCTGAAGTAATAAGAAAATCTAATGCAGGAGAGTTCTTAGACTATCCAGAATTTAAATTAAGTATCAAGTGTATTGATGTGTTTAAGCTCAATCACTGGGATAATATGGCAAAAAGAAGTTCATTGAAATGGATACAGTATTCTATGGATTGGTATAATGTTGAGGAAATGCCTCATCATCATACTAAACCTGTATTAGATGACAAAACATTAACATCTATAATAGAGTATTGTATCAATGATGTGAACTCAACTAAACAAATATTTGTACATAAAAATGCAAAAGGTGAAAGACCTATGGCAGCACAGATTAATCTGAGAGCTGAACTTAGTAAAACCTATGATGTTCCATTGTTTTCTGCAAGTGAACCACGTATAAGTAAAGAAATCTTTTTATTCTTCTTGTCTAAGAAACTAGGTAAGAGTAAAAAAGATATCAGAGCAATGCGCACATTCAGAGATTATGTGAACATTAGAGATATTATTTTACCCATGGTCAATTTTGATAATCCTGAATTCAAAGGTGTACACAACTGGTTTAAGAATCTGGTTGTAGATACTAAACTGTATGATGACAGGGATGACAAGATTAAAGGTCCTAGGTATAGAATGATGTATAAAGGTGTGCCTACAGATTTTGGTTTAGGTGGTTTACATGGATGTATCAAATCTGGTATATATAAATCTGGTAATGGTAAGATTATCTTATCTGCAGATGTAACATCTTTTTATCCAAATCTTGCAATTAGAAATCAATGGGGTCCTGCACAATTTCCTAAAAAGGATTTTTGTGAGTTGTATGAATGGTTCTTTGAAGAGAGAAAGAAATATGACAAAAAGGACCCATTGAACTATTTGTTTAAGATTATATTAAATTCTACATATGGTTTAAGTAAAGAGAGAAACTCTTTCTTGTATGATCCTGAACTTACTTTTAGAATTACAGTCAATGGTCAATTACAACTAGCAATGTTGTATGAGATGATAGCTACCAGAATTCCTGGTGCACAACCTCTTATGCAAAACACAGATGGTTTAGAATTTCTGTTAGATGAACAGTATGAAGATTTATTCTTTGAAATCTGTAAAGAGTGGGAAGTCTTAACTAATCTGCAGTTAGAAACTGTAAAATATGACAAGATGATCATTGGTGATGTAAACAATTACATCGCAGTGTATGATAATGGTGAGGTAAAATGCAAAGGTAGATTTGAATTTAAAGATTTACCTTTTCACAAAAACAAATCTTTCTTAATAGTACCAAAAGCTTTGTATGCTTATTTTATAAATGGTATAGATCCTAAACAATTTATTCAAGATAATAGAAACATCTTTGATTATTGTGCAGGTGCTAAACTTAAAGGTGATTGGTTCTTTGTTGAGCGTGGAGTAGTAGAAGGAGTATTTGTAGAAAACAAACTGCAGAAACTTATCAGATATTTCATGTCAGATAAAGGCACAAAGCTTATTAAGTGTAATCCTGATGGTAGAGAGCTTCAGTTAGAAAGTTGTAAGATTCAACAAACTATATTTAACAAGGCTGAACATAAACCATGGGAAGAGTATGGTGTAAATGATGCATACTATCTTGATAAGATATATGATGAGATACACAAAATAGAAAGATTGTCTACAGTGCTACCATCTTCTGGTAGTTATGGACAACAATTAGAATTATTTTAATTAGAGGGAGTGTAAAAGCTCCCTCATAATTTATATTAACATTAAAAACAAATTAACAAAATGATTATAGGTATAAATGGAAAAATAGGATCTGGTAAAGATACTGTTGGTAAAATTATTCAGTACTTAGTTGCAAATAAAAATTTACCAAAAAACATGCAATATCATTCTTTAGAAGAATTAGATAATGGGATTGAACCTTATAGTAATTGGAAAATCAAGAAGTTTGCAGGAAAGTTGAAAACTATTGGTTCATTACTTACAGGTGTTCCTGTAAAAAAGTTTGAAAATCAAGCATTTAAAGAACAACAAATGCCTACAAGTTGGGGAATGACTTACAGAGAATTTCTTCAGAAGCTTGGTACAGAAGCAATGCGTGATGGATTACATACAAATGTATGGGTAAATGCTTTGTTTGCTGATTATAACCCTGTTGCAAAACTTAAAGGTGCAGATATATTACCTAACTGGTGTATAACAGACATGAGATTTCCTAATGAGATGGAAGCTGTTGTAGCTAGAGGTGGTATCACTATTAGAGTGGTAAGACCAGACATGAATTCTTTACAAGCTATGGTTCCAGCTCATGCTAGTGAGACAGCTCTGGATGAACACACAATGCATTATGACATCATCAATGATGGAACCATAGAAGATCTTATAGCAAAAGTGAAAGAAATTTTAGTTAAAGAAAAACTATTATGAAAAATTTAGTTATAAGTATTGACTTTGATGGTACTATATGTGATTTGGCATACCCTGCAGTAGGTGAATTAAAAAAAGATGCTAGTATTTACATAAGAAAATTATATAATGAAGGTCACAAGATTATTATTAATACTTGTAGATCTGGTAGATTTGAAGGTGATGCTCAAGAATTTCTTGATAATGCTATGATACCTTATCATTATATAAACAGTAACTTGCCATATGTAATAGAACAATTTGGTGCAGACTGTAGAAAGATATCTGCAGATGTGTACATTGATGACAAATGTCTTATGGGATTACCAGAAACATGGGAAGAAATATATAACATAGTAAATAAAAAAGCTAATGAATAGCACTTATAAAAACAGATATGGTGATGTATTTACCTTTACAAGAGATGAGAATCATGATATTCTCTGGGAAGGCAACTTTGAATATTGTAGAACTGGTATGCCTAACGACTATACAAGGGCATATGCAGCATATCTAAAAGACAATGAACATGTTCAATCTTTGATGCCATTTCAACAATTTAAAGATGCTGTACATGAGTATGATGATGAAACACATCAGTACATTTATGATAAGTATGTAAGGATGGTTGACTCACTGAAAGATGAGATTGATATGGTTGATCCAAGTGGTGGACCTTATATTACTAGAGGTATGTCAATGGACAGCTTTGGATTCAAGAACTATGTGGTAAAAGACTTCAAGCCTGTTGATACAGGAATCAAGATTATTACAGAGAAATGTGCTTATTGTAATCAAGCAGCTGGAATACATAAGATGGGATGTGAAACTAGAAAGATGACTGTTTTTCTTGATGATCAAGTTAAAGACTATTATGACCAGATGGATAAAGAAGTGCATCAGAATAGAGCAAATTTGAATGAATGAAAATAATAAATCAAAAAACCAGAACTCTTAAGACAAGAGATAATGGGAGAAGTAGCGACGCTGTTTCTCCCAATTTTATTTATGGCTGTTTAGGTGGCTGTATGAAATCCTACTGTTATGTGGGTAGATTCAATACTGACAAAGTTTATCTTAATGATAACACAGGTGATATACTTTCATCTATACTTCAATGGGCAGAACCACAGCCTATGCCTAAAATACCTAATCAGGTTGATGACAAATATTACTGTATAGATATTGGATGTAGCACTGATGTACCTTTACATAGTAAACATTACAACTGGCAAAGTGTATTTGATTTCTTCAATGTACATCCTAAGTTAAAATCAACATTTGCCACTAAGTATCCTACTAAGTTTCCAATAGACAAGTATAGCTTGACACTTGGTAAACATAGAATAAGAGTAAGTCTTATGCCTCAGAAGTATGCAAATATACTAGAACCTAATACTGATAGTATTGCTGATAGAATTGCAATGATTCCTAAGCTGCAAGAAAAGATGGAAGTACATATTAACTTTAGTCCTATCATATATCATGAAGGATGGCTTGATGAGTATAGAGATCTTTTTGAAATGCTAAAAGCTGCAGGTATAGATGTTAAGTGTGAATGTATATTTTTGACGTATAATGACACATCTTATAAAAATGCAGGTGATGATGTAAATGTATTATGCTGGAAACCAGAAATTCAAGAATACAAAAATTCAAAATATGCAGATGACAACATTAGATATAAGCATGAACTTAAAGCAATAATGATTGCTGAGTTTAAAACATTATATTCAGAGTATTTTGATCCTAAAAACATTAGATATATTTTTTAACACAAAACAAAAACACAATGAAAAAACAAATATTTGTAGATGGTGAATACCATTATGACTATGAAAAAAATGGTATGATACATACATTATCATTTCCTAATATAGAATATTGGAGCAGTCATATAAGAGGTGAAGTAGCTCTTGTAATAAAAGATGATGGTAATGGGTATTCAATACAAACACCATTAAAAAAAAGTGATATAGATTATGCTGAAGCAGAAAGACTTGAGATACTTTTAAGAATTTTAAATGAAGGTCCTATATATGAAATAGGCACTAAAGAATCTCTATGAGAGTAATAGTAAATCTGGTGCACAAGCAAGAAGAAGATAAAGGTTGTGCGTATATATACTTATATGAAGAAGGATGTGGTGTAGAACCCCATGAACCTTTTGAAGAGTTTGATTCTTTACGCGAAGCATTGAGGCATAATAGAGGTGCAACAGTGATGAGGTATCCTGGTAAAGATGACATGTGGTAAAATAGAAAAACCCCCAGGAATGGGGGTCTTTCAACAGAAGAGAGAAGAAATCAACTAACATTAAAGAACAGTTGTTTTATATTTTTGCAAGTTGGAAATGCATTCCATCCTTACGTGTCCATGTACCTCCCCAATCAAAACCTGCATCTGTAAAACATTTTACAAATCCTGCAGATAATACTGGTGTTTTACCAAGACCATTCCATGCTGCATTAACATCTATGGCAATTCCCCATGAATGTAATGACATTGAAGTCAAACCTCTCATCTTTCTTATATTAAAACATCCATCCCATGTTTTTAACTCTTTTACAAACCCTGTTGCTATAAGATTTTTAAATGCTTGCGTGAGTGGCGCAACCATATCTTTGTTACAGTATAATCTTTTAGGAATAACTCCTACTTCTAATTCAGCTGGTATATCCCATAGAATCATACTAGATTCTTTAGTAGGATCACCATACTTTTTTAAACATTGTGCACTTGTTACCATTGGTTATTATTTTTTATTTAAGTTGATTTTCCAGTATGTACCAACACCAAATATCAATGTACCATCAAAATTTATACCAACATTAGCTTGGAAGATTCTATCTTTCCTGTCTTTATATAATAATCCAGGAGTAAATGATTGTAGGGTTTTCTTGTCACCAAACAAATTACCTCCTATATACAACTGTCTTTTAGGATCTGGTTGTTTTATAATTGTAACTGTTTTAGTAATAAGAGGTATTTTATAATCTTTAATGTAAGTTCTTTTACCAAGTTTGTTTAACCAAACAGTGTCAATCACTGTTATAGTTCCAAGACTGTCTAAAGCTATTGTATCTTTGTATGTTCTTCTTGCTATGTGTTGTTTTAGCAAGTAATTGAATCTTGCTCTACACGTATCTATATTTTCACCTGGAGTGTACTCAGGACCTTCTGGTTTAACATATTGTATTTTAACAACCTTTACTTCTTTTGTAATAGTGTCGTGAGTTTCTTTCCATACTGTATCATATTTTGTTATAACAATTGGTTCCTCACTAGTTGATACAGAAGAACAAGACCTTTGCAATAAGATTACTGCAACAAGTATAGCTATAATTATGTAAGTAAAGTTAATTTTTGATTTCATCATAGTCAGTTGATACTTCTTTTGCTCTCTTAATAAAGTTTTTTAATGTTTTCCAAATGTCAATATTTAAAGCTTTTTCTATATTTTCTTTAATTGATGTTAATTCTACAAGAATAACTGCTACACATGCTATTTTTGTTGCAAAATAGTGAATTGATATTAACTGAAACAGTAATTCATTTAACAAAAACTTGTCAATTGGAAAGAGTGCAATTATACATATTTCATATAAAACCATCTTACTTATGATGTTAGAAAGTTGCCTGCTTCTTATAGAACGCCATCCTTTAAGTTTTACACTTTTATAAATTCCTGTAAAAGTATCTAGTATAACAGCAATTCCTACAGCCATCACTAATCCATTTATTGGACTAAAAAAAAGTAATAATCCTGCAATAAAGTTTGAAAAAAAAGTTTTCATGAAAAATATACATATAATCAATAATAAAATAAAAACATCATGCTCCCTTCTCTATTATAATATACTAATTTTTAAACAATAATTTAAACTTTAACTATTAAAAATTGCATAATTGACAAGTTATTATCAATTTTGCAGTTCTCACTTTTAAAATTATAAAACCATGAACACAGACCTCCTTGATGAATTGATCAACAAGATCAGTAAGATAGACCACAAGCTTTTTTTGTTACAATGTAAAGGTTCTAATGATGAACAATTAGTTGATAAAAAAAGAGCACTTTTAAAAGAATATTTTGAACTTAAAAAACAAAAAAATGACAAAAACTGATAAAATCAATTTACTTAAAGAAAGAGTTAATGCATTCTTTAAAGTAGACATAACAACAAAATCAAGAGAAAATGATGAAGTATATGCACGAGCTGTATATTATCATATTTGTAAAATTCTTGATTCTACAATGACAACTGGAGCTATAGGAAACACTGTTAACAGAAGTCATTCTACTGTAATATATACACTTAACAAGTTTAAAATTGCATATGAATATGATAAAAAGTTTAAACAAGTCTATGATGATTTTATAGCAGAAAATCCAGTTTATTTAAAAGAATACTTGTCAAAAAGAAGAAATACAAAAGACATAGTAAACATCATTGATTTTATATGCAGCTTAGACATTATAGAAAGAATGAATTTTATAAATGACGTAGAAAAATTAAAATTAACTTATAAACACCCAGTATATGAAGGAGTTCTATGATTTTTTAATTAAAAATGAACTAACACCAAATGCTCACTATGTCTTATATTGTATGGTTTATAATATACCTATTGTAGGTATACCTTATACTTTAGAACAATACAAGCTTTCATTAAATGACTATGTTAATGAACATATAGCTGAAGACAAAACTATATTTTATACTATTACAGCAAAAGCTGCACATGTTATACATGAATCAGAGGTTTACATCTGTAACATTAAAACTGTTAAAAAAGTAAACAAAGTTGATTTTAAAGATTGGGAAGATAAAATTAAACAATACAATGAATTATTTCCTAAAGGTAAAAAAGAAGGTAGTAGCATTTCTTTTAGAACTAATCCTAAAGAGCTATATGAAAAGTTCAAATGGTTTTTTCAGGAGTATCCTGAATATGATTGGGATATGGTATTAGCAGCTACTGAAAAATATATAAAAGTATTTGAAGAGTCAAATGATTACACATACATGCAGACTTCTAAGTATTTTATCAAAAAAGATGACAAAAATAGAGTAACTACATCCACACTTTCTACACATTGTTATAATATAGCAGAAGGAAATGATGAAGAATTGTCAACAGGAACTTATTATTTTGGACCATAATGAAAACAATTATACACGTAAATCAACATGTAATAAAAGCTAACAGGAAGAATGGGGTCAATAATCCTATTTTAACTGTTAAAACTTACAAGGATAACAAGTATGCTCATGAAGTTGAGATATTAGGTCCTAGTAAGATAGTGTATGAACCAGACAAACCACTTAGTTGTGGTGCTCATGTTTGGATTGAAACACAAAGTGAAGTTAATATTATACTATAAAAGAGGGAGCTTAATGCTCCCTTTTTTAATTACCTTGACCTCTATATAACTTTTTATAGTTTTTAGAAGTCTTTAAAGATGATGTTCCTTTTTTAGAATGAACACCAGGTCTTTTTACTCTTTCTCTAGGTTTAAATGTGCTTGTCTGTACTTTTGCCATTGATCAAAAATTATATATTATGTGTTACTTGTTATTGCTAAAAATTCTTGTTCAGTAAGTTTCTTTTTTACTTCTTCACGTATAAAATTTTCTAAGTCTAATTCTCCTGCTGCTTTTATTTCTTTTTCATAAAATTCAATACCTTCACCTGTAAGTTTTACGGATTCTAAATAATCTCTATAATCTCTAGCGTCTTGGTGTTCAATAAAAGAAACCTCTGTATCATCCATGTAAACTCTAAAATTTACATTTTGATTATTAACTGTAGTTTGTACAGTTATGTATTTAATTACTGTATATGTTTTCATAATTTTAATATAATAATATTCTAAATAATTCTGTATTTGCAGGTCTTTGACTATATAGCCAAACAAGCTTATCTACTCCTGATTCTTGGTATTTTTTAATAGCCATTCTATGTCCTTGTAGTCCTGAACCATCGGGGAATATATTAGTTGTTAAAGGAGCAGTGAATCCTGTTACAACATCTAACGAAATATACCTATTAGTAACACCTAATTTATAAATAATTAAATTATTATATACTACTGCACAACTTCCAGACTGTGTATTAGTTGATGGTTCTGCAGTGCCTGATAAATTTAAAGTTGCCCACGACCCTGCTCCTGCTGTACCTCCTGCTATATCAAATCTTTCCATTTGATTAAAAATAGCAGTACCTTTAAAACTCTAAATATATCTGCCATCTTGAATATTACTCTCATTAGCCCAATTTGCATCTCCTGTTTTGCCAATCCAATTTGCAGAAATTCCTTGCGATGGTGCTGCTCCAGCTCTAGCCACAGTAGGCGACATTGTAGTCCACGTATTAGCAGAAATAGAATATCTATACATTGTAATTGCATTATTACCTAATAGATAAAGAAAATCGTCATTGCCTGCAATTTCATATTGACTTGTAGCATCAGGATTAGTAGTCCAAGCACTTGAAGTTGTAATTACTGTTGCAGTATTACTAGCAATAGTTCTTACTTGTCCTATTCCTGTTCCTGCTATAATTCTAATTTGGTAATTTGTCCATTGATTGACTGTCCAAGTCTTTGCACTATTTGTAATAGTACTTGCTCCTCCTGCTGTTGCTGTACCTGATGCAAATACATCATTACTAGGTGTAGCAATTAATCTACACTCTTGAGATGTAGTAGGCAATCCTGTAAAAGCTAAAGTAGTATACACCCCTGTTAAAGGGTCATAACTTCTAAACACTCCTGATGAAGCAGCTCCATTCCCCATAATATAAAACAATCCTGTATCAATTCTAAATGTGTCTGTATTAACAACAGCACTTGGTAAAGCTGCAAAAGTTATAGTAGAGGTTCCTCCTAAATTAATTACAACATCTGTAATAACTCTATCTATTCCTATATTTGCCGCTGTTCCTGTTGCAAATCTTATAATTCTTCCTTTACATATTCCTGTTATAGCTGCAGTAGTTGTAACAGTGGTTGTGCTTCCTCCTGTTGCTGTAATTGAGTTACTCCATCTAGCTAGTTCACCACAAGCTCCAACCCCAAAAGCAGAAAGAGCAGGAGAAGGTAAAGTTATACTAGAGTCTTGACTATATGTTGACAATATAGCTGTTGTTGTGCCTACTATTGTTAAAAAATAATCATATACACCCCTTTGGTCAGAGATAATGTTAGAACCTGACAAATTTGTAGTAACAGGTAATGGATTCATTTGTTGCCATTCTTTTTTATGGACACCTGCTATGTTGTTATTAATTGCTGTTGGCATAATTATGTTATTTTTATATTGTTAATATTAGATTGAATTGCTAATTGATTTCCTATATTTGGAATAAGAGATGTAGCCGCTACACTTCCTATTTGTACTATATTAGTAAGTGAATTTATAGAACTTACTGAATTTATTTGTGAATTAGTGTCTAAAATAACTCTTAACATACCACCTGTTGTACTTCTAAGTGAAGTTAATATATTATTTATAGATTCTGTATTGGCTGCCGTATCTTGTAATGCATAATCTAAAGAAGGGTCATCATATATAAACTGTAATTCATTAGTACTTGCTTGAGCTGTTGTATCAAACTGAAGAGTAAGAATATCTGTAGTTGAATTATATGATGTGTATCCTGCTGTTGTTGATGCAGTAGAGTATATTATCAATCCATTGGTTTGATTTATAATAGCGTAAAGTCTATTTATATCAAAATATGGAATATTTGTTTTAATCTGCTTTAGAGCAGGAGTAAAAATGTAACTTGGTGTTATTATTGTTTTCATATTTTATCCAAATATTAATGCGATTGCTATTGATTCTGCTTGTGTAACTCCGCCTCCTGTAGGCGCTGCAAATGTACCATCTCCACGTAAAAATGTAGTTGTGTTATTTGGAGGTGTTGGTACTAAACCACCAACAGTTGCAGTCATTGTATTTGCAAAAAACCTGCTACTAATGTTATTAGCTATTGTATTTGGAGAAGCAAATGTTCCACTATTTGCAAACACCAAATCATCTAAGATTCTATTATTACCTACTGCTACAAAACTATTAATTAATGTTATTTCAGTAAGTAGTATAACCCTACTGTTAATTATATTAAAATCAGAGTTAAGGCAATTAATTCCTCTAAGACCTGTCGAGGTTCCTGAGTTATAATAATTACCCCACTGCATATTTCTTATCTTAACATTTCCAATTAAAAGAATAGCAGAATCGCAAGTAAAATTACAATAATGGTTCCTTCTTGAATAAATCATTTCAAATTCTATACTGTAAGAAACATTATCCATTACTACATTGTAAAACAATGGGTTACTTTCTATATTAAATCCACCGCCTAATTCATAGTTATTTATATTAGCACCAGGCAGTACTATACTAGCACCATTTGTCCATATTAATCCTCCCCAAATTACATAGTCAAACCCATTATATTGTAATGTTGTGTTATAAATACTATATGAGTCATATTTTGGGTCATAAAATTCTGCAATAGCATTTTCTTCATCTATAGTACTAGTTGAAGTAGCTTTAACATAAACATAAACAGTGGATAAATTATTATAAAACTTTGTTTCTTCTACTTTATATACTTGACCTATAACAAGAGAATCTGTATTAGCTAAAGCAAGTAAGGCTGCTGAACTTATAGGTGTTAATCCTGAGAATTCATCTTTAGGAGCTCCACCTAATCCATTTAGTGTATATGTTGGAACATTTAATATTCCTGTTCCTGAATTATATGTTGAGGCTCCACTTGCCCCTGTAGTTGTTAAAGCAGTCATTCCTGTTCCTGCCATTATACCTGATTGCTGAGTAACTGTAAGTACTACAGAAGCAGTAGATGGAGGAGGACTTCCTGCAGGTTCAAATGAAATAAATACATTTGTATCTGCTGTACTCCATACAAATTCATAATAATCTCCTGCTATAGGATCAAGTAGAAAGTTCCAAGAAGGAAGTGTATGCCCATCAAAGGCTCCGTGTTTTTTAGGAACTAATACAACACCTGCAGATCCAGGCACATCAACACCATTCTTTCTAAGCCATATTGTTACATCGTGTTCTGCTGCTGTTGGATTTCTAAATTGTGCTGACCATTGTATATTATATATTCCTGTATTTGCTATTGTAACTCTTGAACCACTAACTACTGTAACTCCATTAGTTAAATCAGTTACGCCTAATAGCATTGGATAACCTGTATTAATTACAGCAGCAAATTGGTCTGTTACATCAGAAAATGCTCCATAATATCCTGCAGGTGTAGTAGCTGTATTAGTCCCCCACTTTAATCCTGTTGGTGTTGTACTATCTGCTATAAGAATTTGTGTATTTAATCCTACAGGTAATCTTGTATCAACTGTAGTATTTCTAACAAATATATCTCCTTTGGTTGTAAGAGGAGAAGTATATGTAGCTGTGTTTGTTAATGTTCCTGCACTTAAACTTAACCCTGTACCAATAGTTATTTCTTCCATAACACCTGTACCTGCTGTACTTCTACCAATAAGTTTATTAGTAGCCATAGATGTAGAAATAACAGGAGTTGTACCTCCTGAAGATGTAATAGGACTTGTTGCTGTTACAGATGTAATTCCACCAACTGAATTCATATTAGTTGAAGTCCAAGCTGTACCATTAAAAAATCTGTAAACTAAAGAACCTGTTGTATATCCAACTCCACCTATTGTAGTTGTACCACCTACAACATAAACTATATATCCTTGATTTGTTTCAGGAACTGCATCTGTTACTGTTATTGTACCATTAGTACTATAAATGCCTGAATTTGCTGCTGTAAATGATGTTGTTTTAGCAACACTTCTATTTATAAATTTTTTAGGAACTAATTCATTTTGTCCTAAATCTTCATAAACAAGGTTTGGACTTAAATTATATTCTGCCTTACCATTTGTTTTATTAAATGTTAATGATTGGTTTAGCGTTAAATATTCAACATTATTTTTTATAAAAACTAATTTATCAATATTTACTCCACTAAGAGCTAGACTTAATAATGCATTGTTAACATATAGACTAGTAGAATATTGATTAACATAAGTTTCAATTATATTACCAACTAAATCTATAAGAACAGTACCATTAGTAGGAACTCCTTTAAATGAAGTAAAGTATCCAGTACATAAATACTTAGTATCATTATCTACTAATTGAATAGAAGAAACTAAAATACCACCAGGTGGTACAATACCAGCAAATCCTGTCCCTGCTACAAATGATGTATCTATAGTACCATCTTGATTAATTTTTATAATTCCATTAGTAGGTGTTCCATTATAAGAAGTATGAGTACCAACTGCAATTATCTTATTATCAGGAGTTTTTAATAAATAATTAGCTTGATAACCTGACGGACTAAATCCTGTTGATACAAATGAAAAATCTCTATCGCCATTTGGTAATAGTTTAATGATATTTGGTATTGCAAGTCCTTTGTATGTAGTAGCGTAAGAAGTTATAAATAAAGTGTCATCTGAATTTACAGCAATAGATATAGTAGCGTTATTGAAACCTGAACCTATTATAAAAGATGAGTCTATATCTCCATTTAATAATAATTTTGCTAATCTATTTTGACTTACTCCTTTATAAGTGTTGTAAATACCTGTTACGTAAACAGCAGTTTTTGCAACATTAAAATCTAAATCTAATGTATAATCATTAAATCCAGTTCCTACATTAAAAGAAGTATCTCTACTACCATCAGTATTTAGTTTAAGTATTCTATTTGCAGAAACTGAATTATATGTGGTAAAAGTTCCTGAAATATATAATTTACCAAAATTATCTTCTAATAAAGAAGTACCTGCATAAGGAAAATTATTAAGTCCAGTTCCTGTAGCAAAAGAAGTGTCTATTTGACCATTAGTAAGAATTTTTACAATACCTTTACTTGCACCACCATCATAACCATTAAAATTTCCATATACATAATATCCTCCATTTTGTGCTAATTTTATAGCTACTGAATAAAGAAGATATCCTGGAGGTGAAGTGGCAGGTGTAAAAGCTTTCCCTGTAAAAAATGCATAAAGTAATTCTATTTCATCAGCAGTTTTATTTACAGTAATTGTTTGTTGTAAACTTGGAGTAGTTATATCAGAAGTTAAAGCTATTGTACCACTTGCATCTGGTAAATTATATTTTTGTGTGGCTGTTAAATCAGTAGTTGATATACGAGCCATAATAGTACCATCCTTTGAAAGTACTGTTTGACCATCTTCATCCGCATTTGCATTTGCTCCAAATAGGTTTACATTGTTGAAATTGTTAGTAAATCCAGCACTATCACCTAAAGCATTAACATTAATTCCTGTATTATTAACTCCAGCTCCTGTTCCCTGAAAGTTATTACCATCAACTAAATCATGGTTGTTGTCTAAAACTTGTTGCAATGTACTAGTAGGCAGTGCTGCTATATACGCTATAAGATCTGTTTGTGCTAATATATTACCTGTAATATTACCCCAAAGAATATTTGGTGTAATAACACTACTAATAGCATAATCTAACTTTTCAATTGCTGTAAGTACAGTATCACTTGAAGTAATAGTACCAATAATTGGTACATAGTTATCCAAAGGTCTATCTAATACAACATCAATTTCTGTTATACCATTATATAATTTAAACCACTCACCTCTTAAATAGAATTTTTTAAATCCTACATCTACATTTCCTGGCGTAGTGTTTAATTTTGCAAAATGTAATGGTACAATTATTTTTGACATAATACAGAATGTGTTACATTATAATATACAAAATTATTGATTACGTTTAAGTATGTCTATTCTATAATTAGGATCAAACATATCTCTAAAATTTTTATATCCAGTAAGATCTACAAAATCTTTTGCTAATTTCATATCTCCTTTTTCATATGCTCCTGATTTTCTATTGTAGTATGCTTCTTTCCATATAGCAGTGTAAAGTTCACTGTCATATTCTGGATCTGGTTCTTCACCACCTTGCATACTTAATGCCATTATAGTACTTAATGCATGAGTTGTTAATTTCTTAGCAGCTGTAAGTTCTCGCGTATATGTGGTCAAACTTGTAAAGTTTTTAATATATTCAGAAGATCCTCCTCCTAATGGGAACATTGCAGTAGTTTCACCTTTTACACCCCATAAAAGTCTTATAGCATTACCTTCAAGAAAACCTAATTCTTCATCATCATCATCTTTACGTCTTACATATTGTGTAGCAGCCATTGAAGCAATTGTTAATATTGCCATTGCTACAGCATCTCTTCTTGCATGAGATATACTTCTAGTATATACTTTTCCTATTGTTGCAGTATTAATAGCTTTTGTGCCTTGTTTACCAAAATTAAAAAAATACTTAGTAGTTTCTACAAATCCATATGCTTTATATACTTTTGCTAAAGCTCTCCAGTAACCTATAGTTACCTCAGCTCCCTCCCAGTTAGGTCTAAGATATCCAAATCTATTTAAAAATTGTGGTATAATATACTTTCTATAATAGAATACTAACTTACCAATTATATTTTCTTCAAATTTAGTTTTATCCCATCCTGCATAGTTACCTTGTGCTCTACGCATTTCTGAGTAAATTATATTTCTAAGGAACTTTTCATCTTCTTTTGTAAACTCTACATCTTTTCTTATTTGTAATAATTTATTAGCATCTTGATAATATACTTCATGTGCACTTACTGTCATATCAGTACCATCTGCATTTTTTTTGTATACTTTATTACCAGCTGTATCAGTAGTAAATACTTTGTATTTGTAACTATCTAATACAGAATACATTACTACAATACCTATAGCTCCATCACCTTTTTCTTGCACCATATATCCAAGCTCTACAGGATTCATAAATTTACCTATAGCTCTTCTTTCTCTACTTCCAGATGCCTCATTTAAATACTTATCAAATTCTTTTTGTAAAGGGTTGAATTTTCTATATAACATAGTAGACTCACTTACATCATTTACTTTACCCCAATCAGCAAAATAGTTTGGCATAAATGTTCCAAAAAATTGTTTTTGTGCCCACATCCAGTTTTGTTTAGAATAATGTGAACTGTCATCTATACCACCTGCAGAAAGAAAAGATTGTACATTACCAGATATGTAGTTTTTAGTCTGGTTCACAACATCAAATCCCATTCTTACAAAACTTGTATATGCCATTACTTGTTTTACAATTTTTGTAAGCTGTCTATTTTTTTCTTCAGGATTATCAGCTTGTCCATTTACAAACTTTCTTTTTTCATATTTTAAAATCTCAATAACCTTATTGATTTCTTTAAATCTTTTATTCCAATCTACTGTAGATTTTTTGTTTGTGACAGGGTCTATATATGTAAAATCTTTTGCTTGTATTTTATTTTGAATATTTTCAGATAACATCTCAAGATATTCTATTGTCATATTAGCAACTGGTGCTGCTTCTTGCATTGCTGCTTTATAATGTGCCTCACCTGCATAACGCATTAATGCACCTATACTATCAGTAGTCTGCAATGTTAATGGTAACTGGTTAGCTCCAGAAAGTCTTATTACATCACCTAAAGCTCCATAACTATTATCAATATAATCTTGTTGACTACCTGTAGTTCTTAATTCTTTATCTATATACGTATCCATTTGTTTACGTATACTATCTGTAATACCTAATGTAGAAAAGTTTTCTATTGTAGATGCTGCCATTCCTGGTACTAAGTATCCTGTTCTTCTACCATCAACTTTGTTCTGTAGTTTAAAATACATATTCATAAGTTGATTGTAAAAATTAAATACTTCAGGATTATTCATCAACTGCATGTATTTAGGATTTACTGCAGGAAAAGATTGACCTGTTAATGGATCTGTTATCATCATGTTTTCCATACCTGGTATAACAGTGTATACACCATTTACTTCTTGTATGTTTTTAGGCATAGGAATACCATCTGCAGATTTTAAAAAGTTTTTATTATATGCACCTTCAATAAACTCAAGTTCACCTGTTGCAACTAAGTCATTTAATTCTTCTTCTGTAAAGTTATCTATTTGTTCATCTGTAAGTTGCTCACCTGTTCTGGTATCATAATACTCATCTGTTCTTAAAGTTTTAATTCTATATCTACCACCTGGTTTTTCTTCCATGTATACAGATTTCATTTCATCAGATACAGTTCTTTGATAGTTAAAACCTTTAGGTATCTTATTATCCTTAAAGTAGTTTTCATCTTCTCTAATAGATTTATAAGTTATATTGTGAAAACTTTCATACCAGTTTTTGTACTCAGCTTCACCTATATAAAATTGATTTTCATATTTTAAATAGTCAGCTTCTAACTCAGCTAATCTTTCAGGTGTTGCAGAATCTCTTTCTAACTGATATGCAACTGATGCATTAATATAGTTAGAATACTTATTTTCTAAGTTTCTAGTTTTACTTTTAAACTGCAAGTCATAATCTTTTACTAATGACATTGTAGACATTTTATCTAATGCCATATTTAACTCAGATAACATTTCAGCATCTTCAGGTTGCATTTTTACTCTAGGTTTACCTTCTGAATTTGTAATAGCATTTATCTCAACTTCTATTTGATCAAGTCTTAGTATAGTATTCTCATCTAAGTTTTTAATCTTAAGCTCACCTAATACTTTATGTGGAGCTAATAAGTTTTTTCTTTCCTCAAACAAATCTTGCAATACAGGATTTTCACCATAGTATATACTTAGTATGGCGTTTCTTTCATCATATATGGTACTAAGATCTTTGTACCATTGATCAGTAGGTTTTACAACAGTATTTCTGTCTAACCATTTCTGCCATTTTTCTGGATCATCAATCTCATATTTAATCTTTGCATTTTGATATGCTAACTCATATTTATTTGTGTCTTCTTCAAACTTATATAATTGATTGAACATGTCTATATACTTTTCATAATCAGGGTTTTGCAATTTTGCTTCCTGTTTAAGCTGTCTTAATTCATACTCAATCTGTTCTAGTCTATCTAAATCTTCATCACTTAAAAACTCTTCTGATGATACATCAAGACTTGCTTTTATAATTTCAATCTCATGATATTTCTTTTGAAGTTCATTTCTGATTTCAAATGGTAACATTTTTTGAAACTCATAAAACTTTGTTTTATATGGTAAACTTGTATTATCTACAAGCCACTGTATATTAGCTTCTGTAAATACATTTCTTTCATTTATCTTATCATAGTATTCTTTTTCAAGATCTGTAAACTCTTGTGTTCCAGGTTCTTTACTTGAAAATGCAGCTTTTAAACTTTTAATTTCTTTTTGGATTTTAGCATACTGGTTTGAGAAATCTTTATAGATTCTATCATATTCATTAGAAGTAGGTTTTACAAAATATCTTGCAGTCTTTTCTTCTTCCTGCATTGTTTCATAGTTAAAAACTTTTGTAGTTCTTTCTTCATGCATCATTTCATTAAGCTGTTGTAAAGTATAGTTTTTTAACAACTCACCTTTTACTTTATCAAATTGCATAATAGCAAAGTCTTCCTGTACATTTTCTACAGCAATACTTTTTACATTTTTTAAGAACATGGTGAATGCAGCAATCATTTTATCAGAGTTACCTGCAGATGCAATAAAGTTATCTAGCATCATACCATTCATAACACCATCTGGATTCATAATATCCTGTGCTCCTATGTATATACCTGATGCAGGATCTGTAACAGCATTGATATACTTTTTTAAAGAGTCTGCGTCATAGTTAAAATTTTGTCTTCCTCTAAGAGTTAGTATTTTAAATTCTAAGTCTTCAATTTGTGTTATTAAATCTTTTTGAGGCTGTGTAAGATTTTGTTGGAAACCATCTTTGTATGTTTTACTTAACATACTTAATGTTGCATGTTTTAGTTTACTTAAAAACCCTGCAGATTTACCATCTTTTAAATCTTGTATCTTTCTTTCAAGCATCATTATTTCTATATCAAGAGGTTCCTTAGAAAGTTCTTTTACTCTTGACATTGTTTTTTCTCCAAGTGAAGCTAGTATTTTTACATTAGATTCCAAACTTACTTCAGCAAACATAGAGTTTATAATCTCTATATTTGTTTTTAAAGCATTCATCTTTTTTACAATCTCACTGTTTTGATCCAGTTTGTTTTCAGGATTTTGCATTGCATCTCTAACAACTTGATCTAAAAGATTTACAATTTCAGACATTGATCTTGTTCTCTTAAATACTTGAGATACAACTTCAGAATGTTTTAAAAACTCACGTGTGTTAGATATAGATTTTCTAAATTTTAATATAGCATCTGTTGCTTCTGTTAATGCATTACTGATTTCATTACTAGTAATTTCATGCACTACAGCAAAGTTGTGCATTAAGCGATTATCAGATACAGAATGTGGCTTATTGTAGTTTTCATAAAATCCTTCTAGTGTTTTCTTTTGTTCTTCATATACACGTATAAGAGCAGGATTCTTTTTCTTATCTCTTGCATCCTGCAGTCTAGTTTGTACATCACGTATCTGTGAGTCAAACATGTTTTTAATTGTTTGAATTACTCTTTCATCTTGTTCTACAGTAGGTAAGAAGTCAAGTATTTTTACATCTTTCTTTTCTTCTTCTTCTTGTATTTCTTGACCAGTAGGTATTTCAAACTCAACAGCATTTCTAAGCTTAGTAACCTTATTACGTAGTGTACCTAGTTTGTCATCATCCATAGAAAGAAAACCTGCTACATAACCATAGTAGTCTTCAGTATCAAACATATGTACAGCTCTTCCTAACATTTTTTTATTATCTTTATCCATCTGATAGAATAAAGCAATAATAGAAGAGTCTCCTCCTTTTTCTAATCCAGATTGTCTAAGTATGTTTTCATACAACATCAGCTGTAAAGACCATGTGTCATATACAGTTCTTTTATAATCACTAGCTTTTAGTATATTAATAGATGCTTTTTTGGCAACAATGTCTTCAGCTTTAGTAAGAGTAGGAAAGTTTTTATTTGTCATACTCATTAATACACGTGTTACATTATCTAATTCTAACACGCCATCAATAAGAGGATCTTTGTCACCTAAAAGATTGCTTACTTTTTTAGTTTTAAAGTCATACACTTTGAACTTACCATTTGTATCTATTGCAAGTAAGTCAATTCTACCTATGATAAAACTATCTTCAGATCTACCTTTACCAATTACAGTAAGCTCTGGTATAATAATATGTTCTGTACCTTTTAATGCAGCTATTTTTTCAACTACATCTCTTACCATATTAAACAATTCTTTATCAGATAAGTTTTCTAACTGAAAATAATTTTCTTTATAGAATGCAGCTAAGTCATCTTCAAACAATTTATAATCTCCAACTACATCTGTAATTCTTTTATTATCTTCATTAGCTATCTTGATCACTTTATCTGCAAAGTTATGTACAAATATTCCAAATCTTTTTGTTTTTTCAAATTGAGATGTATCACCAACAAAGTTAGAACCAATAAGATTTGTAACAGAGTTTTTATTTACTGCTACACCTTCTTTTATACTTTTATTTAAAGCTCTTTGAAAATCTTTATTAGACTCTATAAGTCCTTTAATTGCAGCTGTTTGCGCTTTTGTATTTACTCTAGATTTTAAAACTTCTAACATTATCTGCTCTTCTTGCATTTTTTTTAAAGTAAATGCATCATTAGATTTGCGAATTTTATCATCTTCATTTACTAAGAGTGTAGCATCTAAAAGAGATTGTGCTGTAGCAGTATCAGGTATAACATCGTTATTTAAAGCAACAGCAGCTCTAGCAGCTGCAGTACTTTTTAAATCTGATACTAATGCATCAAACTCAGGACCAATAGGACATGATAAACTCATATTATAAACATTTTATTTTTTCTAAAATCTCTTGATTTGTTAGGTTTGAACCTTGCAATATACTACTTATTTCTTTAGCTTGTATACCAAATTGTTCTTTACTAAGTCTAAATGAACTTTGTCCATATAAGTAATTTACAACTTCTGGAGTTAAATTCAAACTATTAGTATCTAATTCTAAGCTGTCTACTTGTTTAGCTTCCATAATTTCTGCACCTGGTTCAGCAAAACTAAAATATCTATAACCTTTATTTGTAAACTTAAACACATCTTTAATAAATGGATCAAAGTATATAAAATCTACAAGGTCTTTTAACCTTCCCATTTTTAACTTAGCTTCATATATACCTTTCCAAGTTTTCCAGTAGTTATCAAACTCTTCTATACTGTCTTCTGATTCTTTTGTTCTTACAAAAAAGTCTACTACTGTTCCTGTTTTTTCAATATGTTTTCCTTTTTTAAATTTACCATCTATAACACCTGAAATTGTAATTGATTCACCTTTTTTATGATCTCTACCTACAAAAGCATTTGTTATTTTAAAAGTAGGATATAAAGCTTTAAAGTTTTTATACCATGATTGTTGTTGTATAAGTGGTAAAAGTTCTTTTCTAACAAGCTCAGGCGTTAAAGCAGTGATGTTATCATTAACAATCTTTAATATCTCTTGATAGGTAGCTTCTGTTTCATGTAGTGACATTGGTATTACAATATCAAAATCATGAAATGCCTCATCTTCAGGTCTATATGTTTTACCATATTTTCTTGTTGCTGCAGAACCAGATAATTTAGGACCAATAGTTTTATCTTTGTTAAGATATATGTTATTTAATATATTATTCATAATAGACATGGCAACAGGATCTGAGTTGACTGATTCTTCATAATCTTTTAGAACTAACTCTTGACCTTTAGGTGTAATAATCTTATCACCTACCATTTTAAATCCTCTTGTAAACTTAACATAATCTTCTTTATATATATCATCAACCATATCTAATACAAGGTCATTTAATTTGTCTATATCATATTTCTCAAATCTTTCATTATTAAAAACTTTTTCATTAAGCCAGTTTAATATTTGATTCATCAATCTGATTAATACATTTCTTTCATATATATTTCTAAATCCTCTTTTTTCAAAGTATTCTTTTGTAACATCTTCAGACAATCTTTTTGTATTAGGTGTAACACCTAAATCATTAAATGTGATTAATGTTTGATGTATAAACTCTACAATAGCCATCTTTTTAGCAAAAGGATTTATACCTCTTTCTAATTCATTATTAGCTTTACCCATCTCTTCTGGAGTAAGGTCCATATAATCTTGTATACTATCATCTAAGTTTTCATATTTATACTGATCATGTATAGCTTGAAATCCTGACCACTGTTCTATATTAAACCACAAGTCTTTACTTAACTTGTTTTTTCTTCCTAGCATTTCATACATGATATATGCAGCTTGTTTAGGAAGTTCTATTGTTTCTTTATTACTTGCAATAGCTACAAACTTTTGCATAACATCTACAGCTGATACAAGACTTTGAGAATTTTTAATTTTGTTTTGAGTTTGTACTTTTAAAAATTGTTCTGCATTAAACATTATATCAAAGTTCAAAGCTTCTAAAAACTTTTTAGATGCTTCAACAGGTGTATTTTGAAATTCAGTTTGTGGTATAATTGTTACTGGCTCCTGTTTTTCAATTGACTGTTCATTATTATAATATATTTCTACAAGACTTTGAGGCACATATATATTTCTATCTAACTTACCAGTTGAAGTTTTTGAAAATGTAACAACAGTATCATTAAACTTTTTGTTTACATCTGCAGCAACTTTAGTTGCATTGACAAGTGACATGTTAAATGCATCACTTGTCATCATCTCAATCTTCTTGGTAATATTCTGTTTAATTTTTATTTTACAAGGCATGACTTTTTATTTAACAGGTTTCAGATGTTCTATCTATTGAAGGTAAACCTTCAGGATTATTCATTGCAAATTTATCACTTGCTAGTTTAAGTATTGCTATTCTATTACCATTGTTTGAATCCCACTGCATTAACTTACCAGTCTTATCAGATAGTATTTGTTGTTTTTCATTTACTACATACTTGGTATTGTCATATGTAACTACAACAGCACGCTTTTGTAATACAGCAACATTAGCAAATATCTTATATCTATCTACACCATTTTCTTTGAAGACTTCTTTACCATCTTTATTGATAATCTTAGATCCTCTTACAGCATATATTTGTTCTTCTTTACCTTTAGGCGTATATCTAACAAGTATTTCTTTAGGTGATTGTGATACTATTTCAGTTAAAGGTTTAGTAACATCTTCAGCAAAAACTTCTTCTTCATATAATACATCAACATATGTCTTAATAGCATTTGTTGTTCTTCTGCCTGTAGCAATTAAGTTTCTGTAAACTTGTGTTTCTTCTTGACTTAATGTACCAGGGTTAAGAGTGTCTGAGTATGATACATTCTTTTCTAACTTAGTATAATTAGCTTTGTAACCTTGAGTATTAATACCTGTTTCAATATTATCCATAAAGTTTTCAGCAAGTGAACTGTATGGTTTTGAAAACTCTTGCGATTCTTCAACACTTTCTAGTACAAATGTTTGATTATCTATTTTAATAAATGCAGGAAACTCATATACTAATGTTTGATAGTTATACTTTACACCAAACTTTTGTGCAATTAGCTTATTAATATCATCACTAATACCATCAGTAGATTTTCTAAAATCAAAATTAAGAATATTACTTCTTGTAGATGCTTTAAAAGTTGGTCTACCATAATTGTTAGATAATCCAAAAGTAACACCTGAAACAACGCCATCTAAATGTAATTTGATTTCACGTCTAAGAGTATCTTCATAAGCTTCTTTTGGTGTTGCAGCTTTTAACTTCATCTTCTCTTCATTTATGAATTGTGATTCATAATTGTTTTCAAAAAAATATAATCCTGGAGCTTTTAGATTAACTATGTCTTCAGAACCAAGTATAGCAATTGTGTTAAATATATTATTCAATACTTCATATGTTCCTTCTTTGTTTTCAGCTGCAATAAAACTTTGTATTACTTGTCCAAAATCTTTTACTTCATCACCTTTAAGTTTATCTGTAAAGATATTCATGAACTTTGAAACATTTTTAATGTACACAGGATCAAGGAATTGCAAATAAGAATTAGCTTTATATAACAAACCTGTTCTTGCAAGTTCATGATAAAAAAGTTTACTCATAAATAAAGGTTCTGCAGATGATAAATATTTAGCATCATTTGCAATAGTATTTGCAAGATCACCTGCTACTTTAGATTTAGTAGTAAGTCCTATATATGATTCAGTTATTCTTCTATTATCACTTGTTAAAGCAACATTTTTAGTTTTATATTCACGTAAGAAAGACAAGAATTTATTGTTAGGATCTTTTTCTTTTAGCTCTGCTAATTCTTCACCTAGACCATGTGTAAACCAATATCTTGCACTAAATGCATTTCTTAAGTTATCATCATCCATATCAAGCATTAGTTGATGCATGTCATCTGCTGCTTTTCTACTACCAGGATACTCTGTTCTAAACTTATATAAAGAAAGCATAGATGTAAGTGTATTAGCAATAATAGACTTATCTTTTAAGCTTGATTTAAATAAGTTAGTAATACTTCTAAAGTAAGGACTTCTTTCTAAGAATATTCTACTTGCTTGTTCTTGAAGATCACTTACAATTTCATATTGTACTGACCAAAGTTTATTTTTACTAAAGATTGTGTCTACTATGTCATCTTCTAAGAATAGTTGTTTAGTTTTTAATTCTACTATGTTTCTATACATGAACTCAAAAGAATTAAAATCAGGTTTAAATGACTTAATAGTATTAATCAAAGATGCTATCTGAGATAACTGGAATGATTGCAACCCTTGTTCTTTTATCATCTGTAACAAAATAATCTTTTGTTGCACATCTGATAAAGGTGTGATTGTTTTACCTGTTATTTCAGTAGTTACTTTTTTGTTTTTAGTAACAGTTTTTTTAATATACTGCAGAGATGAAACTTTTATACCTAGGTCTTCAAGTGACAATGTGTTATTTAACCATTTGTTTTTATCTAACTCAGATGGGTTAAACTCTAGTACAATATTTTCTTTATTGATTTTAAAATTAGTAACACCACTGTTTCTAGGTATAACACCTTGTGCTTTTAATACATCTACAGCTGTAGGATCTGAAGCAATAAGTTTTTTAATTTCAGCATTCAGTGCTCTGTATATACTTAATGACTGAATAGCTTCACCTCTTGTAATAGCTTTAGTTGAACTTAATACTTCTTGTGTAGCATTAATAAACTCAGGTATTCTGATCATGTTAAAAATTAAGTTGTCATCTAAACCTAATGCTGTAGCAGATAGTATAAAGTTAGAATTTGCATCATTTACACCAAGAAGAGCTGGTATTGGATCATTTCCTGCATCAGCAAACATACCAATACTGTCTCCTACTTTTTGTATAACTCTGTTACCTTTTTTATCTAAAATTCCATATGCACTATGTTCAACAAGTTCATAATCTACAGGTTCTATACTACCTTCTTTATATATAGGAATATTATACTTAAATACAACAGCATCTTCTTTAATGTTTCTTTTACCAGGTTTAGTATAAAGATTTATAAAAGAAACTGTTTTATTCATTACAGCAGCTTTACCTAAATTTGAACCATCAGATTGACTCATTGATTTAGATGCAATTGTAGCTGCTATAGTATGATGATCATATGGTACGTTATTAGCTGTATTATTATAATCAACACCTTGATTTGTAAGTACAGCTTTGAAACTATCTGCAGATGCTTTTTGATTTGAGTATAAGTTCTTGAATACTATCTCATTAGACAGTATATCCATTGCACTTGTTAAAAGGTCATTCTGATATACAGGTCTTACTGAATATCTATACTCTGGTTTTTTGTTAAATGTGTTAAGAGATGTAGGTAAATTATATTTACTAAATACTTTTAGAGTAGCTTCTGTTTTTAACAGTGTTCTATAAAATTCAAAAGCACGTTTGCTCTTATCATATAGTTCAGTTTTTGCAGTTTTAACAGCATCTATTTCAGCTTGCTTTTCTTTAATCTCAGTAAATATAGAATGCAACTGTCTTCTAGCAACATTATTATTTTTGTTTTTGTTTAGTTTTTCTTGTAGTGCATCTATACCAGATCTTAACTCATGTTTTGCATCAAACAATGGACCATATGAATCATTATAACTTTGTATAACAGCTTTGAAATCCATCTCAGACATTTCTAAATAGTTTTCAAAATCATCTTCTGTAAAGCCATAAAGCTTCATTAAGTTTTTAGCTGCAGTGCTCATTTTATAATCATCAGACTCTGACAACTTATCAAACTCTGATCTTATAAGTGTTCTGAGATCTTTATCTTTTAACTTGTACTGCATAAATTCTAAAAATCTACCTTGCTCTTCATTAGCATATTGACTGTAATCTCCATATAATACAGTTTCACCTTTGAAATCTTCATAAGTATTGTACATCTGAGTGTACAAAGTATCAATATCAAAATCAGAACCTGCAAGATAGTGTGCTAATTGTGGTAATATAATAGTGTTACCATGTGCAGAGTTTACAAAATCTACAACTTTAACAACAATCATTGAACGCTTGTCCTCAGTAGGAACACGTTGACCAAAAAACTTGTTAAGTTTTTCAAGATAATATTCTTTTTCTTCTGTACTTGCAAAATATGGCATTGCTACAATAGCTTCTATAGTGTATACTTTAACACCTTCGCTGTTAATTTCTACACTTACACCAAGAGGTCTTACATGATTGTTTTCATATAGATCAGGATCAGCTTCTATTACTTCTTCTCTGATTACATTGTTGTTATCATCTACTGTAACATTGTGTCCCCATGAACTTGCATGTATAAACTTGGTCCCTGTAGATTTTTCATCAGTGGCTTTACTATACAATGAAAAGAAGTAGTACTCTAACATCTTTCTTATTGTACCAATGTTTTGATTTATAATAGGTTCACCTTTAGCATCTGTTTTAAATAAATCTTTAACACTGTCTGGTGCATTTTGTGCATCAAGGTTTTCTCTTATAATATCATATATCTGACCTACAACAAGATTATTATTCTTATCTCTTAAAAATGTTTTAGCTAAATTAAATCCAGCTTCTGCACTGTCATGCATTGCTGTTTCATATCTGTTTAATGCACTTAACAAAGCATCATACTGTAAAGACTCTTCTTTAGTAAAATCTCTACCTATAATTTCTCTCATATGCACAATATCTGCAGGAAGTAAAAGTTTTCTTTGTATAGAAATTTTAGATTCATTTTTAACTTTAGATGTTTCTACCTGGTTATACTTCCATTCATTGCTTACCAGCTGAGAAGCTATCTCTAAGTTTACATACTCAGAGTCTTGATTCATTTCATTATAGAAATCAATAGGAAACATAGTAGTAGTCTTAGATGCTGTTGGATCAACAACCTGATCAACACCATCTAACTCCATACTGTTTAATAATACATGTAATTCTTTCTTACTCTTTTTTGCTTTAAAATATTTGTGAGCTTCTTTTATAAGCCTCTGATTTAATAATGCAATATCAGATATACCAGACAGCTCATTGCTTAAACGCATGTTCTGCATTAGTATTCTGTTGCTGTATATTTCAGAATATATCTGATGCAATTCATCATATGTATTTGCAATGTATTCATCTTTTTGCTCATCAGTTAAACCAGAAGGAACAATTAATGTACTCACATCATTTCTGTCAATATAGTCTTCTGATAATTTAAAATATACTGTTCTTGAACCTGTAGCTGTCTTCTTAGGGTTCATGATAATTTTATCTTTTTTCAGTGTATTAAACTCTCTTTCTGTTATATCTCTATAATGTTTTGCAATAAGTATATCTGTTGCTTCAGGTGAAAGTTTTCCAATAGCTTCAAAACCATCCATCTGATGCATAATTGATGAATAACTTTGTCCATCAAACACATCAAACATATATGGTTTTTTACCAAAGTTTTCTGCTAATATAGCTTTTGTTGCATTATCAGTAAATGGATCATTGTTAATTTGATCTATTGAATAATACTGACCAGCTTCTACATATTCTGGATGTAAAAATACTTGAAGTTTATTAAGTGTAGCAACTTTATGAAATCCATTTTTAAAGTTATTACCTGCAATAATAAATCTTTTGTTTCTTTTAACTAACTGTACAGCACCTTTAACATTCAATGCTTCATCAGCATCAAACATTTGATTAAACATCAAGGAGTTGTGCATGTGATTAAATACTTTGTCAAAAAGAAACCCTTCAAGATTTATAGATGTAAATGCTGAACTTGGTTTATAAGTTTTAGTAGCTTCATCATAAGTCATAATTGCTTCTTTACCAGTACCTTTACCATATAAAGAAGACAAGTCTTCTAATCTAAAACCTAATTGTATTTGCTGATCATCTGTGATAAAATCACTTGTTATCTTTTTAGTAATGTTTACTCTACCACGATCTTGTTTAAATATACGCTCATTTGTTTCTTTATTAACACCAACAATTTCTGCAGTATCAACATATTTTATTATACCTTGTTTAGCATAATTTTCTACAGCATAGTTAAACTGATCATATGCATAATCATCCAATGTATCTAAAAACTTTTTAGTCTTGTCATCATTATATAACTCATCAAAGTTTACCTGATTAAAAGGTACACCTTGTTTAGCACTATTAATAAGTGATTGCTTAATACTTTTATTGTTTTGAAAATACTTAGGTAACTTACTAAAGTTATATGCTCTTAAACTGTTATCTTTTTGATCTTCTACATCCGCAGTTTTATCTTCATTAAAAATAGCATTATACTCACCTCTAAGCATATTATACTTTCTACTATCATATGCTTCTTTTAATACTTTTCTTCTGGACCACTCTTTTCTTATTCTTTCATACTCTTGTCCAATAACATTTTTAAATGTATCAGTAATCTTTAATCTACCATTTACTTTGATAATACCTTTTGAGTCTGCAAATTGCTCATATAATCCTGATACTAAGAAGTTAGTTGGAGATGTTTCATTCTGACCATACTGACGCATATAAGTATATATAGTGTCACCACTCTCTGTTACTATCTCATCCCTTTTTAAGAAAGAGTATATGTCAAGTAAGTGCATGTCTCTTTCTTGCAATTTATTATATGATGTTCCACTGATAGGTTTACCATCTACAAATTGTTGAGTACCACCATATAAGCTTATGTCAAAGTTTTTGATAAATGTATTTAACTTATCATAGTTTCTTTTAGCTAATTCTCTTGCAGCAGTTTGTTCTGCAGTTTCACCTTTTTTCTTTTTAAAAGCTGTTTCAGGATTAGGTATCATCAACTGAGATAACAATACATTGTCACCATAAAAAGATTCTAAAAAGTTGTTAAACTCAAAATCATCTTTTACAAAATCTACAAATCCTTCTTCTCTTAATGTTTTAACCATATAGATAAGAGGAGTATATTTTACATATCTGTATATAAGTTTACCCTCAGCATTTCTTACAACGCTTGGTAATTCTGTTGGATCATATTTTACAATATACTCAGAAGCTTTTCTAAGAATAGAATTGAATGCACCATACTCTTTTGATGCATCATCAAATTTCTTATTTAAAACAGCAGGAGCAGGTTTTGCTTTAAGTATATCATAGACATTGTTAAAGAAACTTTTAGTCAAATATTTATCTGACTTTATAAAGTTCTCATTTATTTCTAAATGATTTTTTACAGTTTTATTGTATATTGAAACATTTCCACCATTTTCTTTTGTTTCAATGCCTATAAGAGATAATCTAACTAATGACTTAGGAACATTTAGTCCTACATCTTTCATTGCAGTATGCAATCTTTCAGTAAGTTCTTTTAATATTTTATCATTATATTTTTTACCTGTATCTAATATTAATTTTTGAGTTTTGATTTCTGCTAATATATACACTAACTTTTGTATTTTATCTTGATAATCACTAGATGTATACTCATTATTATATTTATACAAGAAGCTATCTACAATATCTTTTTTCTTTTTGTTAATGTCTTCATATAAGATTTTATCTTTTAAAGAAATCTTACCAGCTGCAATATAACTATCACCCTGTTCATCTACTTTGTTTTCAAAAGACAAGTTAAATAACGCGTAGTTCATTGCTGTAACATGCAATACTTCAACAAACATATTATATAACTGTTTGTTTTTTGTTGCCATGTTATTACTATCCAGACCAGATGCTTTTTTAAGATTGTTGTATATGGTCATGATGTCATTACCAGCTTTTACATTACCATCATTAATCATAATCTCAGCTGCATTAAGCAACTGATCAATAATTTTATCAGGTTTAACATCACTAGTAATTTTTAACAATATTGGAAACAATGTAGCACCATCAATAACACGTGGAAGTTTTACACCAATATACTTTTCATGTGGAGCATAGTACATGTTGATAGCTAAGAACTTCTTAATCTGATTTGGTAAAGACTCTAATGTATTCTTTTGTACAAAATTATCAAAGTCTTCAGTACCATCTTCACCTAGTTCTTCATCTGCAGTATCTTCAACATCTTTAACAACCTCTTGTTCTTGATTGGCAATGTTTTGCATTGTTTCAGCATCAACGCTTGTATCATCAGCTTCCTCTAATTCAGAAAGCAAGTTGTTCAATGTTACGTATTGTTTTTTAACAGTCTTACGTAACAAATCATTGGATACTTGACCATTAGTATTATCTAAAACATCTGTTGTTAAACTGTCAACATAGTCATTTGCTTCAGACATGAAGTTATAATTTTCATCTCCTGTAAGGTTTATATCAAATACTTCTTTGTTTTGAAGTTTAGCTCCTAGTATAAATCTGTATTGTTTGTATAAATCATTTAACTCCTCAGTAAGTTCATCTTTACCTTCTTGAGTATTTTCTTGTGCAGTAACAATATTTATATCTAGCACATTGTCTAATAAATGTTTTGTAGCAAGATCAAATTTCTCATCAAAAGATAACTTAGTATTGTTATTGTTTAATACTTCATACAACACCATCCCAGTCAATTGATTTGCATGGAATGAGTCAAGTGTGCTATCTTTATACTCTACTTGATTTGTAATACTATTATTGTATATAACAGGTAGTCCTGGTATTGCTAGATATTTAATATTACCTTCATCTGCAATCTCAGCAACTTGTCTGTTTGCATACTTACCACGTTGTACATTTCTAAATGTAGAATCTATTACATCAGAGTTTCTGCTAAACATTCTTAATAAGTTGCTTAACATCTTAAAGAATCTTTCCAATAATGTTTTTGGAGCATTCTCTTTAATCATATAGTTTTGGAAAGCATCAGCTAATATTTCTTCAGCTTGAAGTTCTCTTAATCTTTCTAATGACTCTGTGTAGTTTCTATCTTCAGCAAATTTATTTAATGCATCTTCAGTAAACATTTTTGCATACTTAGAATTGTTATACACAGATTCTAATAATGCTTGTCTTTCTCTTGCATTCATCAAGTATTTAAACACTCCGTGGAATGCTTCATGATATGCAGTACCTTTTGCTTTTAAAGTATCATTTAAGTATATAAACTTATCTTTTATAAAACCAAGTACAGTAGGATTGATTTCTGTTAATGCATTAATATCTTCTATATCTAAAAGATTTAATCCAAACATTGAGTATGTTCTTTGTAACCATGCAATCTCACTTGCCCATTCTTGTTCTGACGCAGTATCAAAACCTTCACCTATATCTATAGAAAAATAGTTATGTAAACCACCTGATTTTTTAATAGGTTTAGGAGTCACTTTAGGTTGTTCTGCCTCAACTTTTTCTTCTTGCTTTTCAGTATCACGTTGCACTTCTTCTAAAGTAGCATTTACCTTTTCAAAATAAGGTGTACTCTTAGGAGATATGATGCTAGTCATACTTCTATTTCTGTTAGCTATTTGAATATCATTGATGCCAAAATCACTATCAAGTTGTAGACCAGTATATTTTTTTACTTTGCCTAACTTTAATTTTGTAATTTCATCATTGTTGTCATAATCAAAGAATATAAGATCAGGTCTAAAGTTACCATTAATGGTAAAATCTTCTCTAAACTTTTTACCAAAGTCTTCACCAAATTGCTCTGGATTTTCTAACTTTTTTACAACAGTATCTTTAATAATATCAATAAATCTTTCTTGTGCGTCTTTTATATTTTGTCCAGATAAACCTTGACCAAGAAGTTCTTTATAAATACTTTGTATTTCTTTTTCAGGTAGTGCTATATTATATTTACCTCTATTAGATTTTATAAAATTATATCTATCATTTGTTGAGTATGGTCTTATTTCTAATACAAAATTACCTGCTGTATCTGTAGAATATTTAAAATCTAATACAGCATTTCTATCTACTGCAGAATTTCTTAATGGTATTTGATAAAAATTAAAACTAAATTGACGCATATCAGATATTCTATTATTACTTGATAACGTGGCATTTAGCACAGAAATAAAATCAGCAAATGTTTTTTGATTATTGTTTGCTGCTTCAATAAGTATAGGTTTGTATCTACCATCAAGACTGCCATCTTTAAATGTAACAATAAGTTTTTCTTGTCTTTGATCTGATTCTGTTAAAATACTTTTAGCATATGAATCTATAGAGTTACCTCTGTTTAATATTTCTTTAAAGTATACATTAAGAGATGTTTGTTTATTTTTAAACAAGACTCTCTCATTATTTGCTAGTACATTCTTTACATCAAATATATTTGTGTCAGCTCTTCTTAGTAATATAAAAGGAATGTTTCTTTCTTCAGTGCTTAGTATCTCACCTTCTTCATTAATAGTAACTATTGTTAATGGTACAGATAAATTGTTATCTTCTTCAAGAACATCTGCAAGTTTTATATTATCATCAACTCTATTACTATAAGAATTGATATCATAGTACCCATGGAACAAACTACTAACATCTGTTATATTATTACTATCTAAACTTTTAAGTAACTCTTCATTTTCTAAAACAGCTTTCTTAAACATTTGAAATGTTTCATAATTGCTTTTTATCAGTTGCAGTTCATCTAATGATAAAGACTCTGTAACAGTGGCTCCTTTTGGCATCTTTGCAAAAGTATTAGATACTAATTCTAAATTCTCTGTATTAGAAAAATCAATTTTTGTAGTTCTATTATTAGAATCTAAGAATGCATAGTTATCTAATGTGTAGATGTTAAATCTTTTACCATTGTATTCTCCTACTAAAGTAAAAGTATTCTCAGATTTTTTTGGTGAGTACAATGTAGATACAACAGCACTGCTATTTCTTTGAAGTTCAGCTACTTGCTGTGCAAATTCAAAAGTTTCATGGTTTCTATTTGCAAGTTGTGCATACTCTGGAGCAGCTACTGCAATATTTTTAAACTCTGTAATTCTTTCATCTGTAGTTTCACTAATTGGCACAGCATATATTTTAACTTGACCAACAGCATTTCTTACAGTATTTAATCCAACATTAGTATCAATATCTACTATTGTAATGCCTGATAAAATAAGACTTTCATACAGTATAGTTTTTGCATTATCTCCAAGATTTTTTGCAACAAGAGGTAATACTAAAAGAGGTCTTTTACTTCTAATATCTGAATCATCTACAACTTCATTTGTAGCAGTGTCTATAAAATAACCTGCTTGATTTCTGATACTGTCAACATATCTACCATCTTTTAATTGTAATAGTACTCTATTAGATATCTCATCTCCAAATTCATATTTGTTTAAGTCTATAGAACTTAAATCAATGAACTTTGTATCTCTTAAGTGTTTCTTTATTTTAGTATCAAATAAAGCTTTTAATGCTATCTCACTTGGACTACCTTGAATAGCTACTTCATATGCTGCAGTTATTTCATTTATAGTATCAGTTTTTACATCCTGACTTTTAAAACTGGTAGAACTTAAAAAGTTATCTATGTCAGTAAGAGCACTCATGACAGGATAACTTAATGTAGTAATAGTATCTTTTACCTTGAATAGTTTTTTAATTTCTGATAAGACATTGGCTTTTGTTATCTTTTTAACTTCAAGATCTTTGTATATGGTTTTTAATACTGTGCTAATATATTTTTTATCATCTGTATTAATAAAGTCCACTAAACTTACTATAGCATTTGCCTGACCTTTCTGTATTTCACCATTACTAGCATCATGTAACTGATCATATATAATAGCAAGATGATGCAAAGTATTTGTTTTTGCATTATCTTTTAAGGGATTGCTTAGTATAAACTTTGCAACATTGTCAAAGTTTGAATAATATTCTGGATCTTTTTTAAGAAATTGAGAAACTAAATTTTTATACTTGTCAGTATTGCTAGTACAGTTCATAGTGATTGAAGTGTTTATTTATAGATTAGCATCCAGGCTCGTCATGAATGTCATTGATTTCATCAAGTAATGACTGATCACCCTTCTCTACAAATTTACTACTTTTTTTGGAAATATCACTCTTTGCTTGATTGTAATCTTCTAAAATAGATTGAATATCATTGTTTTGTATTTCTGTTGGTGCTGTTTCATCTACTGTAATCTTAGCATCTTCTTCTACTTCAGTTACATCACTCATGTTAAAAAAGTCTTCAAAATCAACAGCGTCTTCTTCATCAAACTCATCTGTTACAACAGCTAATACATTCTTACGCATTTCTTCTACTGAATCTTTTACAGATGGTATTCTTGAAAACATGCTTAGTAATTCAATAGTACCATTTACTTCTTTATTATATTTATCCATAGCTTCAATAGCTCTAGACATAAAAGCATTTATTAAATCTTCATCTTCAGTATTCAGATAATCTTTTACAAACTCTCTGTTTTCTTTTTGTATTTCAATTTTGCGTTCTAATTGATCTCCAAATATACTATCAAAGTCTACAGCTCCAGACATATCATCTGCCATCTCTGTGTAGTCTTCATCTTTTTTAAGTTTGTTATCTTGTTCTTTCTGAAACTTAACTTCCTCTTCTTTTTGAATATCCATTTTTCTTTGAACAGGAACTTTATTCATTAAATCTTGTTCTTCAGAAGTAAATTTATTAATAGTTTTACCATTAGGTTTAACCATCTCTCTTACAAGTTCTTCAGCTTTCTGCATATCTACTGCAGGTTCTACAGGTTTACTTTCTAAAGCTTTATATTTAGTATTAATTTTATTTATTGCTTCTTCTCTTGTATATCCAAGTATTTTATCTTTTCTATTTTTTAAATCATCTTTAGTAATTTCTTCTGAAACAAATGCTCCTGCCCAAATTCCTCCATATCTATTAGGAGATAATTGATGTAAATTAGAAATTTCTTTTTCCTTTTCAGTTTCTATATTAGAAACAATAGGAGCTACTTGTGATGGAGCTGTACTAGCAGGTTGATTAGGTTGACTGTTTACATCAGTAGATGTATTACTGTCTTGTGCTTTAGCTTTATCTAATAATACTTTAAGAGTTAATTCTTCTGCACCTTTTTTAAATATGGTAGCATTGATTTTATCTACTTCAGCTTGATACTGATCTTTACTAATCTCTTGTTTACCAAATCTTGTTTTAAGAGCTTTGTATGCAGGATTAAATTCTCTAACCATCTCTAAGGTTTTTATCTTAGATGCGTCAGACATAGATAAAAATTCCTGCACCATTGACTCAGGAGAAATAACTTCAACAGATTTTGCTTCTGTATCTTCTTCATCATCTTCAATAACAGGAGTTTTTATAGTTGATGGATCTGGAATATTTTGTACAGTAGTTTCACTAGGTAGATTGTCAATTTCTGCTTTTAATGTTTCTGCTGCCTCAACACTAAGAGGTTCTTCATTTACTACATCACCTGTAGCAATATCAACAACATCTGCTGTACCATCTTCATTTTGTACAACATTAACTTTAGGAGCATATCCTATTATACCTAACTCTTGAATTTTATAATCTATTTGTTCTTTGTATATAGGATCTTCATACAACTTTGCCTCATTAGGTAATAACTCAGTATTATTCATTATCTTTTCAGCAATAATTAATAGTCTGTAGTCATCTAATGATTTCTTTTCTTGTATGTCATTCATCTCACCTTCAGTAATGTCTTCATTGTATTGCTGAGGTGTATATTGTTTTATTGCTTTATGTACTTCTAATGATATAATTTTCTCAATCTCATTAACATATTTCTTAGCATCTTTATATGCTTCTATTCCTATCTTAGGATCTGTGATAATAATGTTTAATGCAATGTATGCGTCAGATTCTTTTACTCTATCAAATATCTGTTGGTATATTTCATTTGCAATTTTAAAATGTTCAACAGGATCTGCAGATACATTTGATGCAATGCCACTACTAACTTTAACAACAGCTTCTTCTAGATTAGATATTAATGACTCTAAGTTATATTTAAATAAACCTGCCTCTGATCTTTTAACCATAGACATAAATTTATCAGGATCAGATAATACTTCTACAGCTCTTAAATAGTCTTTAGAATCTTTATCTAATCTAATGTAATCTACAATTTTTTCAAAGCTATCATTAAGAGCACTTTGACCTAACTCTGAATCTAAACCTGCTTGTGAATTTTTAAGATTAATAATCTCTCTAAATAATTTAGATATCTTTTTGTTTTTAATATCCCATGTTTTAACTGGTGTCCAAAGTTTTTTACCATCTGCATTTTCAACTCTTTGTTTTTTGTTTTGCTCAATACCTGCAAAAACAAAATCTGTATGTTCTACAACACCTGTTACTTCACTACGTTGTTTCCAAAGTTTTGCCCATTCATTTAATAAGTCAAGTTCTTTCTTAGTACTTTTTAATTGCTTTTCAGTTTGCTTTTTAACATCACCTGTAAGATTACCTTCTTCAAGTGTAGTGTTAAGTTGTTTTATTTGAGACATCACTGTATCAATTTCATTTGATAAAAATGATGGGTTACTCAATACACGCATTGCATAATCAGAAGACATAGAAAGACCAGGAATAGCTGATAAATCTGCAGTAACACCTTTCAACCTTTCAGCTGTCATGTCTGCTTTAATAGCATTCATTGCAATAATAGATATAGCTTCTTCTTGTGCAGCTCTTGTATGATTTGCAATAGTTCTGTCTATAGTTCCTTCTTGGTATGCTTGAGGATCAACTAATTTATTTTTTACACCTCTTTTCATATCTTCAATGATATTAGTGTATTTTTGTAAATCACTTGCTACTTTTTCTGCATACTCTTGTGGAGTATTATAATTTGTATCTGCAATATCTATATTAAATTCTTTTTGGAATGCTTCAGCAGTATAATCCTGCCCCATATCTCTAATAGCACTTACAAAACCCTTAATAGTATTTGTTCTATATGCAGCCATAGTTGCTGCAAGAAGTGCATTATTCTTAGAATTTTGAAATTCATATTGTAATCCTTTTGCTGCTGCTTCAGCCATTTCAGCAGAACTAATAGTTTGTGCATTAAAATTAACAACTTTATTTGAAAAAGCATTTGGACCACCTGATTCAAAAACAGAATTAACCATTCTTATATCAGCTTGCAATCTTTCTTTTGCTTGAACAATAGGGTTTTGATTTGGATTATCTTTATACTTGTTATTATAATATTGCTCTTGTGTTTTTTGTACAACATTATTTAATACCTTACTTGGTCCTTTAACCATCATACCTGTCAATGCACCAGTAAGAAAAGTTTTTAAACCTTGCTTAGACCACTGATCTTTAAATCCTTGACCAAAGTAATCTGACAAAGTATATTTTAAATTGTTACCATATTTATCTACATAGTAATTTTTCCATGCATTACCTGATGCTTCTTGGTATATCTCTTGCGCACCTTCTGCAATTTCAAAAGATAATGTGTTTCTTAAAAAAGATTTACCTAGCATCTTGCCAGCTTCTTTAGTACCAAACTCTGATCTTACTTGACCTAATATACCAAAGGTTCCAAAGAAACCACTCTTGTCAAATATTTTAAATGCACCTTTTTTACGAACAGCAGCAATTGTATTGTTTGCCATTGTTTCTTCTATTGCTTGTAATGCTTTATTTGCTGGTACAAATTTATTAAACAAGTTTCCAAACTGTAACTTGTTGGTTGCTAATAAGATAGCAGTGTTTGTATCATAGTTAGATGAACTTGCTTGTACAGCATAGTCACGCATTTTATTAAATTCTGTAGCATCTGGTAATTCACCTTCATGTGTACTTTGATAATTTTTTACCATCATGTCAAGTGAATCTCCATAAGAAGATACTGATTCAAACATTGCTTCTGACATAGACATGTTTAACTCTTGTGCTACACGTCTAAAGCCTTGCACTGCCATTCCTGTAAGTTCTGCTCCGCCTGCACCTGCTCTAAAAGCAACTACACCTTTTTCACCAAAGTTTACAGCTGTACCAAGAAGTGGTGTACCTCTTAATATATTTTCTGCAAACTCACCTACACTTTTTGATTTGGCTACATTTAATATATTATTACTAAATATTCTTGTATAAGAATTAAAAGTCTCTCTTGCTGTAGCAGAAGGTATTCTTCTAAATGAACCTGCAATTTCAGCTTCTGTAGCTTCTCTTACTATAGGTTTTATTACATCAACAGATTTATCAGCTAATGATAAACCACTTCCAAATCTTGTAAAAAGATTTCTTTTTGCTGCAAGTTCTACACCTTCTTTAGCTGCAGTCTTTAATCCTAATTTACTTAATGCTCTTGCACCTGTAGCACCAAAACTTCCAACACCTCCACCACCTGTAAGACCTGTTATTAAAACATCAGCTACTAACTCAGTACCTATAGCTGCAATAGTACCATATGTAAAACCAACATTACCTAAAAATTCAGAGAAAAACTTTTTATTAAATATTCCATCTTCATCTTCTTCTGGTACAAATACATAGTTTTGACTTGCATTCTTTTGATCTAAATAGTATTGACTTATTAACTCACTTTCAGATGGTTTTACTAAATCCCAATCACCTTCAGATATTGCATCAAACATTTTACCATAGTCAGAAAACCAGGATGTATATGTATTACCTGCATTATATAACATGCTATCAAATCCTTTAGCTAATGCAGAACCCCATGTTTCATTTTCAATGGCTTGCTTAGTATTACTTTCATAAAAGTTAGGATTAAACTCTAAAGGATTATAACCTTTTTGTTCTTTAAATTTATCTACATATTCTGGATTAACAGACTTAACAGCACTACCTAAATAGTTTTCTGCTGTCATAGGTGTAGGAGCAGACATCTTATCTAAGAAATCTGTATTACTTTTTTGTAATTGTAAATTTAAAGCAGCTGCTCCTTTTTTAGTTGGATCAATAGCACCATCTGCCTGCATATCATCTGCAGGTATATCACCTGTAACAACAGCTTGAGTTTCAACTATAGAAGGGTCATCAGATACTAAATTATTAAAAACATTATCTGTATCAGTAAAATTAAAAATATCACTCATGTTTTAATATTTTATTTGTTGTGCAGATGAGCTTTTTAAATAGGTAGCATTTGCATTTTGTATCATTGCAAGATATTGAGAAAAATCCATACTTATGCCATTTTCAATTTCTAATAGTTTTGATTTATCATCAATGCTCATTGGTATAAATCTTCCAGGACTGTTATTCCATGTATTATTAAAATGATTCTTTTTACCTATTGTAACATATACACCAGGCTTACCATCAACATCGTTTGTTCTTTGGATGTCATATTTGTATCCAAACTTCTCCATGTATGCAGGAGAACTAATGCTGCCATTAGGATTTTTATACAAGTCAACAGCTATACCTAATGATCTATTACTTATTGTATTTGCCATTATACCTGATTTTAATCTTTCAGATGGTATTGCAGATGCTTCATCATATGTCATTGTGAAAGTAACAGGACCTGACACACCAGATTTTTTGGTTTCACCTGCAGCAAGATTAGGTTTTAATGTAAAATTAACAGTTTTATCTACAGGGTTAAATGTTACTGTAGCATAGTCAGAAAATATTTTTCCTAGTTGTTCTTTTGACATTGTTGCAAGTCTTTCTGTAACACCTTGATTATCAGACTTTGATCTTATAACATTCATGATTTCAGAATCAGATAGCTTATTAAAAGTATATTGTGTACTTGTAACAGCACCATTTTGAAATTGATTTGCTACTGTTGTAGATATAAATTTCTTAGCATCCTCACTAGCATTTGTAAAATCATATATAGGTTTACCTGCTGATGTTCTACCTGTTACTTTTACACCTTTAAATGTTGGATTAATATATCCATTGTTACCAGGTGATACAATGTCAGCTATGTTATTATATGACTCTTCAAGAGTTTTATCAGTTGCTAATAATGTTCTTAAGTTAGATTGTATTTCTTGAAAAGGTTTTGAGTTAAGTATGTTACCTGCTTTAATGTGATCATCTATAATATGAGAAGATGCTTTACCTATTGCACCTATTGAGATTTTCTTTAACAAACTTTGTGCAGATGTTGGATCATTAGGATTAAACTTAGCATCTTCAATTTCAAAGGTTTTAAACATACTATTTAAGTTCTTGCGATCTTCTTCATTAAATGTTGCTTTTTCATTTTTAGTAACATTTCTTAGTTTGTTAATTGTGTTAGTCATTTTATTGAACGTAGCAGCATCATACACCATACTTAGTATACCTCCTGCACCATAAGTATTATCCATAATACCTTCAGTAACTCTTTCTTTGCTTGCTTGTAAACTAGATATTGCTGGTAAATCAGTGCCTCCTACTTGACCTATATAGTTAGTAGTAGGTAGTTTTCCATCAGCAGTAAGTTTTAACATTGCAAGTTTACGATTCTCATCATCATTGTACATTTGATATTTAAACTTTCTTTCATTTAAATCTAATGTTCTACTAAACTGTGATTCAGATTGTGCCATTCTCCACTTGGTAAGTTGAACTTCATCAGCTTTCATTTCAACTTTTGCAGTTACTCCAGCTTGATTAACTGCCCATTCAGATGCAGCATTATGTTTATATTTATCAGCAATAATGTTACCCATGTTTGATAAAACATATTCTACACCTTTAGTACTTAAATTAGATAAGTCTGTTTTAGATTTTGCAAGTTCATTTACATAGTTATTTCTTTCTGCAACAAGTTTATCATATGCAGGTTTGTTAACTATCTTACCACCATTTTTACCAGCAACTTGATGAAAGACATTCAATCGTAAATCATAATCTTTTATTTTTTCATCAGACTGTTGACCTCTTATAGTAGCTTCATTAATAAGTGACTTTGTCATATCAGTAGCCATAAGTTGTGTAGCTTCAGTTCTTGATATGTTTCTTTGTGTCATTAAATTATTTACAGTTGACTCAGATTGAACTTTACCAACTTGATTAAAGTATCTATCATACTTTTTACCCATAGTAGTTACTGCCCAGTTAGTAAAAGGATCTACAGCTATCTTACCATTTTTAAATGTTTTTAAATAACCATCACCCATTGCTTGTGTAATTTCTATATCAAGTCCTATTTCTTTTGCAGCTTTATTTAATAGGTCAGCAGGATTTTCATAAGGTACAAACTCTCCAGGTTGTACTTGCATAATACTACCATCACCACGTTTAGCAGTTTTTAATTTTTGTGCTTGTTGTTGTATATCTAATTCTGAATACTCATTGTACATATTACGCACATCAGCATCAAAACTATTTTTCACAGAATCTAATCTGGATGCAGCTTCTTGATTTTGTCTTGTTACAGACATGTCATATAATATCTCCTTATCATTTACAATAGGATCAAGTATACTCATTGCTTGAGCAACATTAGATTGATTAGATAAATCTAAACCTGCAGTAGCTTTTAGATTGTCTTGTATTTTTTTAAAGATGTCTTGTCTAGTTTTTTGATTCTCACTATTTGTTAATGCAGAATTTAAAGCAGAACTTGCAAGAGTTTTAAATGCATTAAAACCCTTATCATATCTTGCTTGTCTTTGACCCATGGCTGTACTTAAAAAAGCAAAGTCTGGAGTATAAAGTTCTTGATCAAAAGTATCTGTTACGCCTTGTACAAAAGTAGCCATGTATTTATTTTTTTATTAAAACATATTACCTAATCCTTCAGCCATAGCTTGTCCAGGATTGTATGGATCATATGTATTATTTCTAGATTTTTTAGCCATAATTATTTTACTTGCAAGAGAATATGCTTGGTCTTTACTCAAACCATTTTCTATACCTTTATTTGTAAAAGCAGATATTTGTTTCCAGTCATCATCATCCCAATCATCAGCATATCCTTTATTACCTTTAGCACTTGCTGCAGCTGTTAATGGATTTATGTAAGTATCAACTCCAAAAGGATTTCTACCTTCACCTGAATATCCAATATCACCATATACTCTATCAATACCAACTTGAGGGAACATATCTTCTAGAATATTACCTTTAAATGCATTACCCCATCCTTGATTAAATGCTTTTGTCATTCCTAACATTTTAGCATTTTCAGCATTAACACGTTGTTGACCATAAATAGCATTCTCTTGATTAAATTTTGATCTAAGTTCTGCGTTTGCTAGTGCTTCTTGATTAGCTACACCAGAACCATAACGTGATGCCTCATTAGATATACCAACATTAGCATTAGAGTATTTACCTTGTGTGTCAGTTACTTTATCTATTGCTTGCCCTTGTACACCAAGTCCTGCTCCAAATGCAACATTACCTGCCATTGTATTTGCAGCTTGGTTACTTAACATATTACCTGTAGATTGTATTTTAGCAATCTCACCTTCAGGACTTAATAAGTTATAAGGACCTGTTTGAAAATCAACTTGTTGTAGTGTAGGTGGAAAATTACCTATTTTTCTACCAAAAGCATTTGCAAGATTTAATACATCAGGTGTAAACCATCCTCTTGTTTTATTTACAATAGAAGGAGTTATAGTTTTTTCCTGTACATCCACAGTTGTATTTATTGAAGCAGGAGTTGTTGTTTGTGCAACTTGTGCAGGAGCTTTTTTAAATTTTTTAAGAGTAAAAACATCTTGTCCTGGTACATATGCATCTTCTTGAGTAACATCAACTTGAGGTCCAAAACCTGCAGCAACAGAATATTCATTTGCTTTATCAACTAAATATTTAGAAGCAGGTCCTTCTTGACCTTTTTGACTAATAAAATCTTTTCTCCATGCCTCAACACCTTTACCTGATGGTCCATTGTATTGTTCTAACTCATCTTTCCAATTATTAATAGTCTCATCTAAACCTTGTTTTCCTACAGGAAATTGTTTGCTTTCATAATACCCTGATTCAGGATTCCAAGTAAAACCAGTTTTAGATGTTTGCTCAGGTATATAACTTACATTAGGTGCATATTTATTGCCTATAATTTCATAGCCTGCAGCTGCTGCTTTATCTAAAAGTTCTTTATCTCTTACATTGTATGTAGTACCTGCTTTATATGGTGTACCAACAGGCTTACCTTGTGCATCATAATTTTGATACATACCTGTAGCAGAATTAAATCTTGGTGTACCACCTACTTGCATTTTATATATTGAACCACCATATGCTTTTTGTTCTTCACCAGAAGTATCAATTATAAAAGGTGATAAAGATGTATCTGTTTTTAAAGAAGAAGTTTGTTTTTTTACTACAGAAGCAGGTTTTGATTCAGCAGGTTTTGGTTTACCAACCTCTTTACTTTTTACTTGTTCATCAACTCCCATACTATTTGTTGTAGTTGAATCATTTCCTGTAACAGTCCACTCACCTGTTGTAGGTGTACCACCAGGATTGATATCTGCTGCTTCAGGATATTTAGTTAAGTTTTTAGCAAATCCTGCATCAAACTTTTCTTTTAACTCATCTAATCTTAATTCTTCTACTTGTCCTGTAGTTAAGTTTTTAGCACGTATCTTTTCATTATACAAATCAGAAGGAACACCTAAAAATCTTTCAGGTGCTAATAATGGATTATTTTCACCAACACCATATTGTGTATCAATTACTTTAAACCTACCATTTGGTAATTCTAATATATCATTTTGATCTATTGCAATATTGTTATCTCTAGAACCATAGTATCTTGTAGGTTGAGAAGTTGGTACAGTTGAAAAGTTATAAGCTCTATTATTATCAGCTGTCCACCATGAACTTGCTGTTCTACCATGTTTTCTAAGTACAGGTGCATTACCTGTTTCAGGATCTAATTTTCTTAATGCTTTAAACTCATCAAAAGTTAAATAATACTTTTTATTTTTATTATCATAATCAGTAGTTCCTTGTGGACTAAAATAAATACCTTGAGGATCATTTAACCAGTTAGGCAACCAGTCACCTGTAGATGACATTTCTATATCACTTACTTTAATAGGTTGACCATTTACATAATATACATCTCCTATTTTAGGAATAGCACTTAATTTTTGTTGTCTTATAACAACTTCATCTAATGGTATAGTACCTGGTGCTGTGTACATAGTGTCTTCTGAAAAGTTCCAATTTGGTTCAGCTTTAGTTGTTGCTGTTTTATCTTTAGCAGTTTCTGCACTTTCTTTATCAGTAGGTATAATAGTAGGTATTGGTGGGATAGGTAAAGGAACACCAAATTGTGCTTTAGGTAATTGTGTACCACCATAACGTCTAGTTAGTGTATGATCATATTGGTTTAGCAATTCTTTAGAAGCAGGTAAATTTATATAGTTACCTTGTGCATCTTTAGTACCTTGTCTATCTATATTATTTGCAGAATAAACTTCTGGTACATTAAAACCTTTATTTTGATTTTGTTTATAATATTTCATAGCAGTTGCTAATCTTTCATCTGCAGTATATTTTGTTTTATTAGATGTTACACTATTATAATTATCATCATTTATTTCTGTTAATATGTCATAATCATTTTTGTTCATCAAAGTGTGTTGTCCTTTACTATCACCATCACCTCTCCAGTTATTATTTTCTATTGAATATCTATATTCAGCAGGTGTTTGAAAGTTTGGAACTTGTCTATTTAAGTTTGTATCAAAATGAGTTTCTCCAGGTTTAATTACATTTTTAAAAAATGGATCAGATAAATCAGCATCTGAATTATTTTGTAAATATGTTGCTGCATATGTATCTTTTACCTCACCTTTAGTTTGATACTTAGTAAGACCACCATATCTTGCTTGAGGTTGTCCTTGTTGTTCTTCTTCTTGTTGTTCAGCAGAACCACCACCCATCATGCCTTCCATAACAGATTCTGCAATAGCAGGTACACCATCAGGAAATCCTTTCATTGATTCTTGTACAAGTGCAAGCATTCCTAATTTTTTAAGATTGCTGTCTAACATTACTTGTGCTGTTTCTTTAGAGTACTTATCTTTAGTATCATCTTTAAGAATAGCCATGTAATCATTTACTTGATATTTCTTTGCTATTTCTGCAGGAGTATAACCTTTTTTATTAGCAGACATACCAAACATTTTAAGAATCTCAGGATCTTTAATTTTAAGTTTATCTGTATCAGAAAATATAAAGGAACCTTCAGGTACATTAAGAGGAACTCCACCTTTAGAGTGACGTTTACCTACAATAGTTTGATGCTCTAAAAATCCATCATTGTTTGTATCACCTATAATAGTTTCTCCACCTTCAGCTTCAATGTTAGCTTTATCACGTGGTACTGCACTTATAGTATTCTTTACATCACTTTGTACTTGAGTATCTGGTTTTAAAAATAAAGTGTTTCTATCAACTAAACTATAATCTAATTGTTGACCAGTTTTTGCTCTATTGGGTACTGACTTAATCTTGATATTGTACATAAACTTCTAAAGTTTAAAGGTTTGATATTAAACATCTTACATTTAGAAGATACAAATATAAGTTGTTTTTTCCAATTATATATTATAAAAATTCAATTTCTGCTCCATCACGTAAGAGCTGTAGTAACTGTTCATGTGATACTTTGTATTGTCCACCTGCAGCAAAATTCATTTGACCTCCTGCTTTAGCAATAACATTTCCTCTAGTACCATAATCTTGTATTGCAGTATATCTATTAGGAATATAATCATTACCACCACCTTGAACATTTGGTGTATATATACCTGTAGTATTTACAGGATTATATACCATACTTGCTTCACGTTGTTGATTAACTTGTGCTTTACTCATTGCTTTTGGACCACGTTCTCCTAATGAATTATTGAAAATTGATAAACCTAATAATGCATTATTAGCCATTTGTCTACCTGATACATTGTTAACAGTTTTTTTATTTACTTTTTTATTATATGTTTCAGGAGAATTTTGAGGAAATGCATATCCATCATACATACCTTTTTTATTTGCTACTTGCTCATCTGTAAGAGATATAGTATTTTGTCCTGCTGCACCTAAAGCTTGTTGATCATTATATGATTTTATACTAGCTGCAGTTGGTGCATTTGGATCATTACGATCATATCTAGTATTATCAGCTCCACCATATCCTTCTTGTCCTACACCCATTCCTTCTACAAAACCAGGAGTTGAATAAACACTTGTATATCTATCACGTATAGGTTGTCCATTAGTATATCCTCTTGTATCTGCAAAGTTAGCAGTCTGTCCAAATCTAGGTTGTTGTAAACCATAAGGATCATTAAAATCAAATCCTGGAGGTATACCTACTTGTGCTAATGGTAATCCACCATATTCCATATTAGCAATAATTTTTTCTTGTACATAATCTGGTAATGCTTTAAATCCTGGATTATTAATTCCTCCACCTTCAGCTTTCATATCATATGGAACACCTTTCCAACTTTGCATTTGTTGTTCTTGTTGTGATAAATCTTCAAATCTTTGAGGACCAACTCTTGGAGATGAAGTCATTGGATTTATATTTGACGTTACATTACCTGTAACACTATATGATGTAGCAGGTTTATTTTTTTTACCAAACACAGCATTTGCTGCACCTTTGTATCCTTGAAAAGCACCAGCTAACCCACTTGCTAAACTTGCTATACCAGCTATTTGTTTTAATGGTTTAATATTAGTAGCTGCCATAGCTGCTGCAGGCATACTTAACATATTAATATCTGTCATTGCATTATTAAATGCATCTTGTGGTAAGAAATCAGCATAATATTTTTTATCAGCATATATACCACCATAAGGATATTTAGCAATACCTCCATATTTCATTCCTTGTTGAGCAGGTTCTTCCATACCTTGCTCTTGCATTTGCTCTTGTGGAACTTCTTGTTCTTGTCCACCACCCATTTGTTGCATTACTTCTTGAACTACTGGAACTACTTGTTCTTGAGGCATACCAAGTTGTACAAATATTTCTACAATCATTTGTGGATCTATTTGTAATTGTAATAACTGAGCTATAACTTCTTGAGGTTGAGCACCTTGCTGTAGCATTTGTTGTATTTGCTGAATCAGCTGTTCTATATCACCACCTTGTTGTTGTGGAGCTTGTTGCATTTGAGATGGATCACCACCCATTTGCATAGCAGGTTGTTGAGATACAGTCTGAACTTGTTTTACAATTTCTTGCATAGCTGCTTGTTGTTGCTCAGGTTTCATTTGTTGTAATTGCCCCATAAGTTCTTGATAAACTTTATTTGGATCTTCACCTGATTGTTGTGCAACCATTTGTGCATATGTTTGAATCATCTGCATCATTTGTTGATTACCTTGATCACCTTGTGCAACACCACCTTCTTGTTTAGCAAAGTTTTTAGCAAAGTTTGCTTTCTTTACCATAGTAGAAGAATAGTCATCTTTGTTTGCTAATATATGTGAAGCAGCTTCTTGTACTCCCATGTTCATGCGAGTTGCTTGAGCTTTAAAAGTTCCTTTTTTAGATGGATCAATATGTATACCGCCACCTGCTGCATATTCATATACATCATGAATAGTTGCTGGTACATAACCATTCATAAATTCCATTTGTGCTTTTGTGAGTCTATCCATAATTGTAAGTTTTTGATACTAGTATCATTATAATTTAGTGATTTTTATTGAGATATGCATTATGAACTAAGCCAACTTAGTGCTTTCTTTTGTTTTCCTACAGTGCCACCTTGTTTTTCTTTTGATAATCCAACTGCTGTTGCACCTGTTGCTAATCCAACTGGTAATATTGCAGGAAGTTTATTAAAAGCATCTGATAAGAATTTTAAAGTTTGTGGTGAATCATTAGCAAAATCAAATATTCTATGATATGATTGTTCAGTATAAGGATTTTTATAAGGTTGAGTTTTAAAATGTTTCATTGCATCAAAAACTTTTTTAGGAGTAATTGGCTCATAAATATCTTTTATCAATCCTCTTTCTAACATCGCTCTTCTTGCTTCTGCTAAAAATGATGATGGCTCTTTTGATGGTATACCATGTTTACTTTTTCTAAAATAGTTATATGCTTTATTTGTTTTTTCTGAAAAGTCTTTTAATAAATTTTGTGAGTTATTAAAGTATTTTCTAAGCATATCATCTAATGCAGTATTTCTACTGTTTTGCAAAGCATGATTTATTTCATGGTCATAAACAGGCATACCTTCTGCATACTCTCTACCAATAGCAATTTCACCTGGCATTTCAACACCATAGAATTCTTTTGCAAAAATATTATTTCTTAATTCTGCAGGTGAGTTAGCTTTAGATAAATCAATAACACTATCTGAAAAATTGCTTGATCCTAGACCTGGTCTAAAGAATGCATTGTTTCTAGGTATTCCAAATTTTTGAGGTGTTAATGCAGAATTTAATTTTTTTGCTTCAAGATAATTTGCATTAAAGTTTCCTTGTAAAGCTGTTTGATATAATTCTGATATTCTTGTTTGTGCATTACTGATAGCTTTGTTTTCTAAATCTACCATTCCTGGAAAATCTCTTTTTAACATTTCAGCTTCTTGTGCAACTAATCTATTAAATCCTTCAGGAGATTCAAGTTGAGTTATCTTTTTTAATAATTCTTTATCTAGATTTTCAGCACCAATAGTTATTAATTTTTTATTTCTATTTTTAAAAGTTGCTGCAAGATCTTTTATAGGATTAGCATAATCAATTGCAGCATTTTCAACTTTACTTGTAGCAGATAATCCTTTACCTATAGTTTTAGCAGCAGGTCCAGCAATAGGTGCTATTTCTAAAATATCCATACCTAAAGAACCTGCATTACTCCAACTAGGATTTTTATACATCTCTGCAGCATCAGGTCCAACATTAGCCAAACCATGTCCTGCAAATCCTGCTGTAATAGCATTACCAACAGTTGCTCCAGGAACAGCTGCCATACCAGGTAGTTGAGTTGCTAATGCACCTGTAATATATGGTGCAGCTGCAGCACCTGCTGCTTCTAAACCAAGAAGACCTAATCCTCCAGTAGCTATAACACCTGGTGCATACCATAAAGGATTTTTATATACTTCATCCCATTGATCTCTAACTACTGCTTTTCTACGTTTTGTATTTACTTCATTGATAATATCTTGTTGCCATTCAGGTAATTTTTCAATTTGTGCATCTTGAGATTTAGTTGTAAATCCTTGAGGTGCATGTAAATCATCAAATATTCTGCTTCCTATAAACTGATCTTTTTTACTTAATCCCTTTACAGGTTTCTTTAAAGGAAAAGTTCCTCCTGTTGTAGGATCAAAACCAAACTTACCTGAATCAATTTGTTTATTAATCCAATCATCTGCTCTAACATCGCCTGTAAAAGAAATTCTGTTACCACCTTTAGTAGTAGATGTTATGTATCCTTCAGGAGTTAAAGTATTACCTAACCATTTTTTTACAGGACCTGCATTTTGATATTTGGTAAGACCTCCATCTTCATATTGTATAGAGTTTAATTGAGGTTTTATATAATCAATAATAGGATCTATAGTGTTTTTATTTAACCATTTTACATTGCGTTTAGCACCTTCACTTCCATTAGCAATATAACCTGCAGCAGCTAAAGGACCTGCATAACTTGCATATTTTTCAACTAATGATTGAACATGAGGTAATTGTGTTGCAAGTTGAAATTTACCATCTATTAATTTTTGTTTATCTACTTTTACATATCTTGTTGAAAAAGGTAGTCTTCTATTAAAAGAAAGTCCTGGGTCTGTTAATGGTATATCTACATTATTATCTATCATTCTATATACTGTTCCATTCCTTGTACTACCCATGTCTACTTCTTTTATTTTAGAACCTATAACATTAGGATTCATAGTTGCTTCAAAAACACCACTGTATGCTTCATCAGGAGCACCTGTTGCTGCCCAGTTACCTTCACTGATGATTTGATCTCTACCCATAGAAAATTTTCCACTTCCTTTTGGACTTAATGCTTGTCTATCAATAACATCTTGTAGTGAGTTTCCAAATTTTCTAAAACCTATTGCTGGAGAATTAGAATTCATAGGGTTAATTCCTTTTTTAACAAGTGGTCCACTTGAATTAAAAAGTTGTGATTCACCAGGATAACCATATAGTTCTCCTTTTGATGATATTTTTTTTCCATATCCAGGAAGCCAGTTCAAAGGACTTAATGAATTCCAACCACCAGCATTATTTCCCATAACTATAGCTTGTGGTTGTAAGTTCATTGGAACAACATCATCAATAATTTTTACAGGATTGGGAAATCTTTGTGTAGCTAATGCTTCTCTTAACTCAGGAGCTATACTTGTTGGTATATTTTTTAATTTAGAAAGAGCTTGTGCTTTTGTTAATCTACCTAATGATGTTAAATTACCTGCTCCAATTAAATTTGTAGGATCAGTTATAGCATTAACAGCAAACGCTCCATAAGGATTTTGTATATCCATTGCTTCAGAAGGTCTTTGCATTTCTCCTGTTAAACCTTTCATCATTGCTAATTGTGGAAAACTTGTTATAGCAGAAATAGGTGTACCAATAATAGCACCTAATACTCCAGCATCTTTATTTTCTTCAACAATCTTATCTCTATACTTTTCTAAGAATCCTCTTTTATAATTATTTTGAATTGAAACCTCGTCTAACATACCTCCTTGTAATGTTACAGGAGATGTTACACCTTGTTCTGTTACTACTTGTCCAGCATTATATGCTCTTTCATATTCAGGTGTTCCCCAGTCTACTATATTACCAGTAGTAGTATAATATTTACCTCCACCTACTTGATATTTTTTATCAGCATACATCATACCTGCTCCACCCATTTGCATAATTTTATTTTCAGCACCACATTTGTGACATGTTGAAACATCATTACCACCATCAGCAGCTTTCCAACTCCAACCACAATTAGAACATGTAATAGTTTTATTAAGTAAACCACCATACTTTGCAACACGTGTTTCAGTAACTTGACTACCAGGAAATTGATACTCTTGTCCAGGTTGCATGTACTGTTTATTTCCGTACTCATCCATACCTATAAGAGGTGTACTTACACCTTTCATAGTAATAGAAGTAGGTTGTCCTGGCTGTCCTTGTATAAGATTAAAAGGATTATTTTTATAGGGAGAGTTATCTTTATATCCTTGTTTAGATATATCATCCTGCAACTTTTGATTTTGTGCAGAAATAAATTTCATCAAAGTTTCTCTATGTCTATTCATTACTTAGGACTATTAAGCATTTTACTATTAACAAGTTTTAACAACATCTTCTTATCACCACTCTGTGTTTTTCTAAGAATTATTTTATTACCAAAATGTCTAAACTTTTTATGTTCAGTAGCTGGTTTAAATACATCTACATATGCAGGATTAATAGTTTTATGATAACCATCAGGTGCTGTAATAAACATTGGTACTATTGGATTAGTACTTGGAAACTCATGTCTATCTTTAGTTATATCATAAAAGTTATTAAATCTATATTTGTTTTCTTCTTTTGATGCAAGTATCTGTGTATTTACTGGACCAACAATTGGATATTGTAATGGTTGTAATGGATTGTTTTTATCTTTTACAGTTAATGATAAAAGAGGTGATACTTGTTCAGAGTTATATATGATAGCTCTATTAAAATTTTCATCTAATATATGAAACATATCTTTACCATCATTATAATATTTATATGCTTCCATATAATATTCAATACTTCTTAAAGTAGTAATTTGATTAGGTGTTACAATATTATACTCAACTTCCCAACCATAATCTTTACTACGATCAGCATCATTAATATTATAATAATTTGTAAAGCTATCAAATCTTTCATTATGTTTCCAAAAAGTATTACCTTTTATTGTTAAAAAATGACTGTATGAAGGTATCATAAATGAAGGATGCCAATCATGAAAGCTTATCCACATTTTATTTTTAGGATCATAACTAACAGTCCATTCTATTTTTTCAAAATAGTTAGGATCATCTAAACTAATAGGTGTGTAAGTTGGAATTATAACAGGATTAACTGATATTATATTTACACATTCACCATCTACTATATTTTCAATAGAACATAAAGCAGGGGCAGGTATTGAACATACACAATTTGAACTTGTTCCTGAAGGTGGTGATACTGTACAAGGTGAAGCACAATCAACTGTTGTAGGTACTGTTACTAAACAACTACATTGATTAGTATTAACAAGAGTACATCCTGGAGGACAACTATATGAATTAGTAGTAGAACATACTGCTGGAGTTCCTGGTAATGCTAATATATCAGCATATACTTGATTAGCAATAGTTACTCCATTAGCATTATTTACAATAGAAACTGGAGAAGTTCCCGCATTTCTTATATCAGTATAATATTGACTCTGTCCTGTTGCACCTCCCCATCCTGAACCACCAATGGTTCCATCAGTTACTGTAAATATATTTAATGCAGAATAATTATTTTTTAAACATTGTGCAGCATTTACTGCATTACGCATTGCAGTATAATTAGTATATGAACTAGGATAACCTGGAGTTCCAAAGTTAGCATTATTATTTGATGTACATGAACCAAAAAATGAAGGTGAAGGAGCTGAAGCATAATAATCTGGCGAATCAGTTAATACAATGATGATTTTTCTCACATTTGTTCTTACTGGAACAAGATTACCACTATTAACAACGTTGTCATTTATATAGAGTGGATTCATTGCTTCTAACATTTTTTTAGCAATAGAATTTCCCACATTAATTTGACAGGTAGGTGTATTAAAATTAATACTTTGAAAATATCCTGAAGCTCCACCAGGTTGACCACTAAAAGTACCTGTTCCTGAAAGTAATCGAACAGTTGTAGTACTTGTAGAAAATGATGAACTCATAACTGCTAATCTAATATTTCCTGAATCTAAACCTGGAGTTAAGTTAGCTATAAGTTGATCATAAAAAGCTTGTCTACGACTTACATCATAACAAGGACTTACTAGTAATACTATATCAGCTCTACATGCTTCAGTTGAGGTAACTGCTGCAGGACTTGTTGTTGTAGCACTACATATTCCAGGAGTATTTCCTGAACCTGGAGTATATGTATATCCAACAGGACACATTGGTATACTAGTAGGTGCAGGAACACATGGAGGATTTGATAAAGGATTATATGTAAATCCTTCTGTGCATGCAGGTGTTACTATTGTTTTTTCACATTTGTTTGTTGTAGGGTTGTATACAAAACCATTTGCTTCATCACATGTTACTTCATTGCATTCAAAAGTTGTAGCAGTTTGAATTGTTCTACAAATCCAAGTACCATTTTCAAGTTCAACAAGTTCTCCTGAACATGGTACTGATGATACTGACTCTACACAATTACAAATTACTTGTTCTCCAGCTGTAGATTCTGTGCATATTTTTGTTGGTGTGCTGGTGCATATACAAGCCATAGATTTATTTTTTTATTATTAACAAGATGCTATATCATTAAAGTTTGTTATTGCAGTTACAACTCCTGCTACAACAGTTATTACAACTCTATTTGGTGGTATAATACCTGGAGAAGTACCTGGAATACCTTCAACACTATCACCTACAAAATTACCATTCATTCCAGTATCTATAAGACTATTGGCAGGATGATACACTATAGAACCAACAGCTATATCTCCTATTAATCCACGCCCAAGACCTTCTCTATTTGCATTATAAGTATTACATGTAATATTTGGTGCATTTAGATATGAACATTTTGCAAATTGTAAACTACCTTGTGTAAAGTTGGTCAATGTTGAACCACATTCTACTTTAGCTTTATTCCAAAAAGTAAATAAAATAATTGTTATAGCTGGATCACATGCAGGATTTTCAGTAGTCATTTTTTCACAATTACCTGTTTCTGGATTATAAGTATAAGTTGGATCAGCACATAACGCAGTATCAAAATTTCTTGTACAAACTCCATCAACTAAAATATAATTATCAGGACAATCTCCACAATTACACGCATCATAAAAACCAAAGTTAGGATCATATCCTACACAATCAAGTGGTTTGTAATCTTTTTTAGTTATATATAATAATTCATATTGTGCATCATATATTGCTTGAACAGCAACACCTGCAACAGGATTGTCATATTCTGTAAAATTAGGAAATGCTTGTAATAAAGGAGAAGGTAAGTTTTGAAGAAACCAGTTTTTCATTCCTGATTTAGATATTTCATTCATACCTTCTGCACCATACTGTATTACTTTACCAGCTTTTTGTGATACAAAGAATAAACCATAAGGTGTATTTAGTGTAGCTCTATTTGATATACTAGCTCCATACTCAATAACATCTTCTGCATTTACAAGAGATTGTATATTATTAGCAAATAATCCACCATCACCAATTGTAATCTTAGTACCACCAGTATCTGTTTTAAGTGTATCAACACCCACAAATTGTGAAGGACTAAAATCTTCATATAAGATTAAAGCACCACTAGAGTTTACTGATTTTATATTTGTTACTATTCCTTCAAAGGTATAATAGTTAAGAGGTAAGAAGTTTCTCCAGTTGTCTCTTTTAAGTCCATCTTGTTGTTGTAATGAATAGATACCTCTGTATGGAAAGTATTCATAACATGTTTCGTACAACACTGGGTCATAGTCTGCTGGTAAGAGTAATCCCCAAGATATGAAATTGTTGTAGAGTTTTGCTGTGCTAAGTGATAAATCATATTTATAAAATACTGGTTTAGTTATTAAATCTGATCTAAACATTGTTTGAAGATCATTAAAAGTGTTTCCATATACATCATAGAATTTCTCATAATCATTTTCACCATAGTCTCTATATGCCATATTTAATTCTGATTCAGCAAAGAAGTCTTTTACTCCATTGTTAAATAAATATATCCATGAATTGTTAACTGAAAAACTTACACCTTGTGTACTACCATACCAATTAAATTTACTACTAGGTGTACTTATATTAAAATATATCCAACCTACGTTAAATCCAAAATCTTCATACACATCATAGTCTTCAAAATTTGCCCAATACGTTGCTTCAGGTCCATTAAAATAATTTTGATAATTAAACTGTGTACCATCAGGTTCATTTATTAACCATGTGTTAAAAAAGAAATATGGATTTTTATCAGTATATCTATTGATATAAACATCACCTCCAAATATTGGTAATGTAACATGTGTAGTATTTAATTCTGGTGGAGTAAAATATATACATGAATCAGTTGGTATTTGCACAATAGAACTTAATTGTCCATATTGATTTTCATAATCAAGTTTTAAAGCTCCATAGTATGAAGCTATATTAGTATTTTTAATATCAAAAGGACTATTTGTGGTAACATGAACTTTTGAAAAATCTGTATTAGTACCTGTTATATCTGGTAATGTAGTATTATTAGTTAAATTAAGACAAACATATTTACCTCTAAATAAATTGTTTATTCTATAAGTTGCATTAAAATCTTGAACACCTGTTCCTATATATTTAACCCCACTTGGTGCAAGTGTTCTATTAAATGAGGGTTGTACTCCAACTGGTACATTTGTATTTTTAACATTTCCATGACTGTTATAAAATCCATGACTATTATATTGCAACACATAATTTTTATAAGGAATCATTTTCCTAAATATTTCAATCATTTGTGCTGTTGCTTCATAGAAATAAAATGCACCTGAAATTACTGTAGCAACTGTAGATGCTATAGCAGCTATTGTTGAAAATGAACTAAGTCCAGTAGTAAGCGCGTTTGTAGTACCTTGTGCCAGATAAGTAACAAGATTGGCAGCAGCAGATCCTGCACTACCTTCAGTACTCATTCCAACACTGTCGTCAAAATTTGCTTGAGGTAAATGTAAAGTTCTTGCTTCAACACCAACACCATAAAGAGCACCCCAAGTTGTTTGCCAAGCTCTTGTTTGTCCACTATTACTTGTACTAGTACTTGTTTTACCCATTATAGATAATAAAGCTATTCCTAATCCTACTATAGAGGAAAAAGTAAAAGCAAGATCAGTTATAACTTTAAATTTAGGATGTTTATATGGAAACTCATATGCTCCAGTAGCAACACCGTATTGTTCTTTATATATTCTAGTATATACACCTCTACCTAAATAAGGTTTAACAAATGCTGTTTCAGGTGAATTAAAAGAAAAATAATTTCTTACTGGTGTTATACCAGAACTTAAAAAAGGATCAGGGCGTAAATCATTATAAGGATAGTTTTGAATAAGTCCTTTTCTATTACCAGCAGTAGAACCAGGTATATTATACTCAAGCATGTTATTAAACAAACCTTTAGCAACAATTGTTCTATTACCTTCTCTTGAACCTCTTAATATTTCATATCCTGCAATATCTATAAGAGGATTACCTTGGTTATCTATTGGATGTAATATGTTACTAAACTGAACACCAAGTATATTTATAAAATTACCTGTTGTGTCATGTATGTGTATAGTTTCATTTGAAGGCATCTTATGATGTCTTATAGGCGTATTGCATAAATTTCCCCAAATCTCTGGATGATTGTTAGGGTATAATTGACTAGATTCCCAATAAGCCATATTACCTTTTGCAATTATAACACCACCATCAGGTAATGTACCAGAAAATGCTCCTGTTGTAGAAGTATCATACGTCTGCCATACTTTAGTTTTGCCAGGTAATAGATCTGGATTACTTGCTGATAATATTGTAAGGTCAGAAGATATTGATGTTCTACCAGGAATATGATAAGATGCAGATTTTGCACCTGTTTTATATACCCATCTAATAAAAAATGAATATACTTCATCACGCATGTATCCTGTTTTATTACCACCTTTCCAGTAATAATCTGCAGGATATTTTACAGCAACCCATTCTGTTTTTATTCTATTTGCAAAAGGTTGATAATTAAAATAAGGTTGTGTTGTTACACTTGTTCTTATAAGATAGTTATTAAGAGAAAACATCTTTTTACTTTTCTCATATATTTGTGATCTTAAAGGAATTAATGATAATGGTATTGTTTCTAAACTTGCTAAATACTGATCTAAATGTACTTTAGTTTGTGAAATGTCATAGTTACCAACTTTTTTTGCAACAGTTTGATTTGCAATAACTGATACAATAACTAATTCATACTCTTCAAAATTAGTATCTAATCCTGTTATATTTATATCAAGTGAACCACCAAAAGAAGAATGATCCCATAGTGCTTGTGGAGTTGAAGGAGTAGTGTAATCTGTTAACCTTATACCATTATTTGAATATGCTATAACTGCTTGATAACTACCATTTTGTAATTGACCTGAACCTATTGATATACTTACAGTTACACATGGTTGATCCACAAATGGATGCAATCTAAGCTGTTCACAATCTAATTGATTAGTGCAGTTTTCATCACCACAACTATCTGGAATAGGTGTGCATATATAAGGTATACGTGAAGGATCCAGAATCATTGTTCTATCTGGATTATTATTATCTTGCCAGTATGCAGAGTAAGTACAATCTGTATTATACTTAACAGCACCTGTAATTAAATACTTAGTGTTAAAATTTAAACATTGATCATTTACCAAAACAGTATATGAACAATCTGCTTCATCAAATATGCCTATTTCAGAAAATACATTATCAGTTGAATATACTACCCATTCAGTTCTATACTTGTGTAATATACCAATAACAGTATAAGTTGAAGAAGTACAATATTTATTAGACTGTTCATTACCAAGATTACCTTCATCACCTTTATGTGATGTGTTAATAGCATTAATAGCATTAGTCCATACTCCTTCAGGTACAAAGATTTCAGAATAATCTTTAACCATACCTTTTACAAAGCTGTTTGTTTTTCCTGTACTTGTACCTTGACTTGGTGTTTTATCTTGGTTTGTTGTATCTTCAGCCATTATAAATAATTTTTGAACATGTTGTAATAATTATGATATTGAGCTTTTCTGTTCATATCATGTAATTTTTTCATCTCTGCAAAATCAGGAGTATTAACATAAGACAATGCATTGTTTCTAGCAGCTCTTAATTGTCCACTCATTAATTGTAAATGATTTTGCACAGGTTCACCAGCCATAAACAAGTTTTCAAATATACGTTGCTTTAACGCATACTCATAATATTCATTTGTGTATGGATTATCAAGTATTAATAAGTTACCATCATCATCTTCCATAATAGATTGGTAATTTAAAAATACAACACCCTCATCAAAGTTTACATGTAAAAATCCATTTTTTAGATATGCATCATAATAATTACCTTTTTTCATACCTAACCCTGTAATAAAACTATCATCCATTCTTGCATCATAATCTTCTCTAGGTTCAGGTGATAATGATTCAGTTTTGTATATGTGCAATCTAACTGGTTGTCTACTTTCAGTTCTTCTACCATTCGTAGTATAATGAACTCTAGGAGTACCATCAGCTGCACAATCAAGTAATGCAGGACAAGTTCCTGAACCATTACCAACAGTACTTATTTTAGCACCCATTACAATAATCTTAACATCTGCTATTGTTTCAACTGATTCAGAATATAATCTTACATTATCCATATCTAAAACAGTAACATCAAAATCTAGTAAACTACCATCTGTTGCAAATGCTTGTATTACTACATTCATTGTATGCAATTGATGATTAATTACATTGATACCTTGTGTTACATTTGTATATATTGTAGATTGATTAACAAATCTAGGTTCTAAAAAGTTTTGAGCCAGCACAACTCCTTCTAAAATACCTTCAGTATATGTTTTATTATAACTAGGTATTTCAGATACAAGTTTATCTTCACAAACAAGTGCAAAATTTAACACATCCATATTATCTGGTAGTCTACCTTTTCCCTTATGTATATCTATTACTCTTGACTTTTGCATATTAATACGCAATCCTAAATCATAGTTACAACGCATTGCAACTTTAATCATTTGTTGAGGATTTAAAAGACCTTCAAGATCATAAGTATACAAGTCAAGTTTGACACTATCCATCAAATCATCAAAAGTTCTATATTTAGGTTCAGCTAATGGCATGGTATATTATTTTACAATGTTTTTATTATCTTGTTGATTATCTTGTGGCACACCCATCATTCCAATTAAATCTCTTATAACAGCTTGTTCAATTTCTGCATATAAATATTCAGGAATTGTAAACATGGTGTCTTGTATATAAGCACAGTCATCAGTAAGATCGCAATTATAAGAACTTATATCCCCTTCAAATAAACCTTCTATTCTTACAGCATCCCATTCTAAGTTAGGAAAATATATATATCCATCAAGATACCAGTAGTATTTCTTTTTGTTATACTTAAATGTTTTCTGATTTACCATTTTTTGGAACACAGAAGGAAATGTAGGAACTATTTCTTCAGAAAGGTCTATTGATGTCACTGATCTAAATAGTGGTCCAAATACGCCTTCAAATGCGCGTGGCAATCTTTCTTTTGTACGCTTGAATGTACAACCTGTTGTAATACAATGACAATGTGATTCAGCTCTATCTACATCTATAAGCTCAACAAAGTTTAATACTTGAAATACAGCATTAAACTTCATGATTTTATTTTGAATATCTTGTCGTCTTATAAGCATTTTAGCATGCTTCATTACCATAGAATACAAAAATCTATCTGTTAAAAAAGCATCTTGTTTAGATCCCTTAACTTGATTACGTACTCTTGATAAAACTTCACCTATTGTTATCATAATTTTTATATATCAAATTCATTATATTCTTGTAGAAGATCTTTTTCTTCTTCCTTTCTTTCAAGCTTATAATTTTCTTTATTAAAAACTTTTGAAATCTTTACACGTGGATCTACTTCTACATACTTTTTCCAATTTTCAGGATATGTTGCACTTACTTTTCTACTAAAATCTCTTGTAGCATCAAATGCCCATAACTCATGATTTTTGAATCTATACTTATTAGCAAATGTTGTAAAAAATATTTTTGCTATATGTTGATCACTTTCCCAATTTCTATGTTTTATTTTTTGCATATACTCCAGACTTGTTTTCATATCCATGTTATATCTCTTCTTAGGAGGAGGACATGTGCCAACAAAGATATGTCCAATTTGTAATGGTAATTCTACACCATCTCTAATATCAATTGCAGTTTTCCAAACATTTTGATTAAAAGTATATATAATATTTTTTATTTCATCTGATGTAAGATGTTCATACTGAGGAAATTTCAATTTTAAATTTTCTATAAACTGAGTATTTAATATATTACAACTTGTTTTTCTAAACCTTGGTGCATTTAAATCTGGTTTTCTTATTTCATTCATACAGTATACATTAAGAATTTACTAAAAATTATGTAGATATTAAAGGATTTTTATAACTATATTATATTGTGAATACAAATTCTGATATAAGACCTTTGTTAGCTTCATGTATATGTATAATAGCTGCACGCTGATTACCTGTCCATTTGTTATGATAATGATAATAATCTGATGAAGTTAATGCAGGAATTATTCTAGTAACAAACCCTTGTTCTTCATTCTCAGTAATTACTTCTTTTGTTTTTCTACCATGATAATGTCCTGTATATAGAAATCTATGTTTAGAAGATCCCCACTCTTTTGGAAAATCAGTAGCAAATACTAATGGATTATTTTTAGAAGATACATCACCATGCTCAAGAGCAATCATGTTGTCATAATACATTACAACCTTTCTTTCTTTGTATGTTGTATTAAATATTATTTCTGGTGATAATTTAAATACTTGTGATACTGCATGTATCAAATGAAAAGAAGATAGTCTATCATGATTACCTGGAATAAAGACTACTTCAAGATTATTACAAAAGTGTTTCATCTTGCCTATTGCTAAACATATTGCATCAAATGCTTTCATATATGCTTTAGTAGCTGTTTCAGAATTTTCTACAGGAGTTCCTTTTGTAGTAGTACCATCAAATGTGTCCATATTAAGTGTATCAGGACCAATAACAAATATTATTTTTTCAAGATTATAGTTAGCATATGCTTTACCTATTAAGTAACATATTGCTTTATCCATAACTATGCCCATGTTTTCATTACCAGGTTTACCAAAATGTAAATCTTGTAAAGAAATAACCCCACATACTTTTTCTGAAGATGACTCATTTAAATATGCAGGGTTTATTTTATCATAGGTTGGTAGTTCATATTTAGACAACTCTTCTATAAAAGATTTCTGAACTATTTGTTCTTGTGGAAGTCTTGTTATTAATGCTGATACTAACCATTTATTATTTTGTTCTTTATTCCAAAACTGTGATAACTTCCATATTCTGGTATCAATGCCTAGTATTTTAATTATCTCATCAGGTGTTCTAGGTTCTGTACTTGATATACCTGTTATCTTACTTGTACCAGTATCTAAATTTTGATGAGTTTCAATTACTTTTGATTCTTCATTTTTTTGTATAAATATTTTATCATCAATATTTTTAAAAAAATCATCATCCATTATCTCATCATTTGTAATATTTTTTATAATATCTAATGTTCTTTTTTTAATAAACATATAATCATGAAGAGATAAACACATTCTATCTGCTTCTTCTTGATTAGACTTTTTTCTTGTTAATCCTTGATAAATTAGTTTACTAATAATTTTCATAATCAATTATTTAGGGTTATACAAATGTAATGAAAAGTTTTTATAAAAAAACAACCCCCGCGTAACAGCGAGGGAAGTTTCTCAGAATATGGAAAACCAACAAACCATTTCTGATACTATTATAAGAAAAATTCACCAATTCTATTAAAAAATAAAAAAGAACCAGTACCACTAGCTGTAAAAGTACCTGTGTAAGTACTATTTACAGTACCATCTGAATTAAGTACATAATAACCTTTTGACACATTTCCTGTACCTAAGTAACTTGTTAAATATCCTGCAAATAAAACACTACCATCATTAAGAACACTTACATCATATCCACATCTACCTATTGTAGAAGAAGAAAAATCTCCTAAAACTGTTGTTGTGTCAATAGTAAATGATGTATCTTTTGTTCCATCAGTATTAAGTTTAATTAAACCATTTGCTCTATTTGTAGTATCATCTGAACTATTATAATATGCAAAATTACCTGTTACTAAAATACCATTTACATGTGGTATAATTCTTTCTACACATACTCCATATTGTAGTAAAGTTCCAGACCCATAGTCTTTTGTACCATCTCTAAATGGTCTAAACCAACCTGAGTTAATACCTAAACTAGCATTTGGTTTTAAGAATCCTGTACCTGTATCAAATTCTAAAACTGGAGCAATGTCACCATTTTTTTTAATTTTAACAATGTTATATGCATTTACTCCTCTATAAGTATAAAAAGCACCACCTGCATATATATCTCCTAATACATCAACATATATTGTTTTTACTATTGAAGATGCATTTATAAATCCAGTAGTAGTATCACGTACAGATTGTTGTACAGAAAAACTTGTTGATAAAGCACTAAATGTAGGATCTAGTGTTCCATCAAAGTTAAGCCTTACTAAGTTAAGTACATTAACAAATGTACCAGTAATATTTGTATAAGCATTAAATGCTCCTGCTACTACAATTTTTGTTTCAGTAGGATCTGATTCGTCAAATTGAATATCATATACACATGGAGGCATACTAGCAGCTGAAGTATAACGTAATCCAGAAATTCCTATTTTAAATATAGTTTGAGGTATAATTGCTCCTGTAGTTGCGTCTAAACAAACAAGATTTGCTGAACATGGAATACCTTTATATGATTGAAAGCTACCTCCTACAAATATTCTATTTGAAGCTTGATGGTATTTTATTGCACGTACAACAGCAGGAGTAATTGTACCAGTACTTACTCCAAATCCTTGATTAATACCTGATCCTGGATTAAATGTTCTATTTATTTGACCAAAAAATCTTGTAGATGAACTAGTACAATTTAATTTAATAACACCTCCTGACAAATATGAACCAGCTTGATCTGTTGCACCAGCTCCTGCTAAAGTACCTATAAAAATACCATCATTAGCAAGTTCAGTAGTATAAATATTTGTATTATTTGATGATGGTACACTAAATCCTAAAACAGGTTTTGTTGTATTAAGATTTCCTGCAGAACTATCTATTTTTAGCATACCTGTTTGAGGTGTAGCTATGTTACCCATAATAAATGATAAAGCTTCACCATTACAAAATTGAGGATCAGGACATGGAGGTATTTCAATAGTAAAATTTGTAGGATTACTATTTAAAATTCCACAATTTGTAGTAATAGAACCATTGTAAGTTACACCACATACCCATGGAAAACTAAATGATGGTAATGAACTTGTTAATGATGTAGAACTACCACCTGTAAAACCATATGTTAAAGTATAACCTACTGCACCAGGTAAAGCTGCAAATGTTACAAGTACATTAATACCAGATATAACTACAGTAGGAGAAAAAGGTTGTGGACAATTTGGTTCACAACATGATTGTTGTGTAGAAGGTGATGGTTCACATATCCCATTACCTGAAGCTGGTGTAGTTATAGTACATGTACGTGTTTGAGTACAACCAGAACCTGGTACACATGGATCAGGTGTCCAAGCTGTACAAGTCCATACACAATCAACATCTGGTGGTTGTACACACCCTCCTCCTAATGTAGATGTTATCATTGCAGAAACTCCAGGTTCAGCAGCTGTCCACTCAGCACTTGATGTGCTAATAGGATTAAATGTATCTGTATCTAAAGTATATCCTAAAATATAAGATATTCCAGTTTGATAAAAATGTTGCCATCCTTCAACAACATCATATATAACCTTCATATTATATACACCATCTGGTGTAGTAATAGTCCACCAATATTCAGGAAACCCTGAGTTTCCTAAGTATACTGGTGCAACAGATGTATAATAAGTAAAAAGTTCAGGATCATCACCGCCACTATTTGTTATTAAAATTGTATATTGAAAACACATTTTTACAGCAGGACATGTTGATATTTGTGAGGAAATTAAAAAATCGTTACATAACTCACAATTGCTCCATATTTGAGTAGTATTATTACTTATTGGTAAATAGTTGCTATTATTATTTAATGTTTGATATCCTGCTGCCATAGTACCTAAAATAGGTGTTATATGCCATAAAAGAGTAACATTATTATACCATACATAAAGATCAGGAGCACCACAAATAAATTCTAATAAATAATATGGTTTCTCATTAAGTATACCTACAGGTGATGTTAATATTTGTGTAGGATCAGGTTCTGATTCACACATATAACTACTAAAACTAAAACATACATCTTTAACATCACACACTTTATAATCAACTAAAGATCCACATTCAGCACCACCATTTGCAGCAGGTGTAATTACAGTTCTTGTACGTGTACTTCTACCACATACTAATAACTCATCTTCATAATAACATTCACATGAACTCCATGGTCCCCATGCACTAACTACACAGTCTTGTGGCACTTGTTCACAACAATCACATATAGGTAAAACATTATTAAAAATACTTAATACTTCTAAAAAAGTCATTCCTGATTCTATACCTAAACATTTAATATTGCTACCTGTATATATTACACAAGCAGCATTATATTCATTACCACATAATCCTGACAAATCTGGAAGTGGTAATGGTGTTATTGTACTAGGACACGGTGAACAATCGTTGCAATTATTATTTGGATACATATTTTATTTTTATAATTTTGTACTACACCATAATGAGTCATAATTTGCAACAGTAAATACGTATACATAGTTATTTATACTATCATAAGTAAATACTAAACCAACTGATAAAATTTGTGAAATATAAGTACTTACTTTTACTGGATCATTGTATCTGTCTTCTAAATAAGTTTTTAGAAAACAAATATTATCATCATCATCAATAGTACCATATTCAACAACACCATTACTCATCAATTCTAGATAAGATCCTTCAGGTACAGCTGTTTCAAATGTTTTAAAACAAGTATCTAAATCTTTACAACATCTAGGAATAGATGACCAGCACATTTCTGATTTTATTAATAGTGAAGTTGAAAATGTTCCCATAAAGTTATAGCAACAAGGAGCACTTGCAGGATTAGTTGTCCATCCTTTAAAAGTTGCTAAAGATATAAACATAGAAGCATTTCCTAAAAAATAAATATTTCCACAAATATCATCTATTGCTTCACAACTTGGTTCACAGTATGGAGGAACAGGATAAATACCAAAAACACTACCTGTTGCATTATTAGATATAAAAGTTGAAAGATCTAAAACAGGACCAGATGCATCATATGCTTCAAACAAATCTTCAACAAATTTTTTAAAAGGACTTAGACAAGCCATAGTGTATATTTTTTATTATTAAACAATGTTTATTTTTTTATTATATTATAATTTTATTATCTAAAATTACATGCAATAGCACATTCAGTTTTTAAACTTGAATCAATTACATTACTAAATGTATTAGATACTTGGTCAGTCCAGTTAAGTGTAGTTAAGTATATATCTAATGAAGAATTAGATAAAGATGAATGAAATATTCCTACACCAGTGTTTGTAATAGAATTAAATCCACTCCAAACTTCCCATCTATTATTTAAAGAACTCCAAAATACATAATATGTTCCTGTATTTGCACCTTCAGTATAAGGAATTATATAAAAATATTTACCATTTACTAAATTTGTTTCTGGTAGGTTATCTGCATATTCATATGTTGTAACTACTCCTAATGTGTTTCTTTCAGTTTTTAAACATAAATATAAATTAGATCCAGTGTAACTACTTAAAAATTCAAAATATTCTGCAGTATGTGACATTAAAATATTATCATTAACACATCTTATTACAAGTCCTTTATCATAACTTCCTATACTAGGAATACCAACTATAGTTAAAAATAATTCTTGATTTTGAGCTTGTGTAAGACCTGTTGAAGATAAAAAGTCATATATAAATTTCAATCCACTATGACCATTAATAGTATTAATTTCAACAATACCAAATTGTTCAACAAAGTTTTCAATAAAATTTATTCCACTAAATGCTTCTATTCCTAACAACACTGATAATTGATTTATGTAAAACATAAAATCAGAATTTGATCCACATTGTGTATAAGCTTCACCATAAGATGTTGTAATAGAATCTAAATTTGGAAAATCAGCAATGTAGTCTTCTGAAAATTGAAGCCAAGTTCTTGAATTTACAAATAAAGACAAACAACATAATTCGCCTACATCTTTACCTGCAATTTGAGAAACATTATAATTTTCAAAAAAACTTTCAAAATCAATAAAATTATTTAAAGTATAAGGACCATTACAATCTGGACAACATAAATTAAATTTTGTTAATATAAGTCCTTCGTTTAATGCATCACTAAAAATTTCCATACCTTCTGCCATTTTTTTTATTTTTTATTTATTATTATAAACCTGATGTAGTAAAAGCATAATTTAAGAAATATACAATTGGATTTTCACAACAACTTGTACATAATACTAGTGGTGTAATTGTAACATTTGCTTCTAAATCTTCTGATTGATCTGCAGACAATATTGCAAGATTTTCATATGCACCTAAACAATTAACTTTAACAGTCATTGTCAGTGTTGATACTTGATAAGGATCCATTGTACCAATTGTCCAAGCAGGTGCTAACCATGTACCATCTGTTACAGTATTACTTATATATTCAAAACCAGTTTGTAATATATCTGTAACAATAACATTTGTTGCTGTAGAATTACTTGTGTTACTTACAACAATTGTAAATGTCATTTCAGATTCTACAATTGGAGTTAAAGTACTTGCTGTTTTTTGAATTGTTAAAATATTATTTAAACAACATTCACAAACTCTTGCAGCCAATGCTTGTATAATAGTATTTATACTATCATTAGTTTCAATACCTATACATGGAATATCTAGACCTGTATATATTACACAATTACCATCATAATGTTCAACACAATCCTCACCAATACATGTAGGAGGTGTAGGTGGAACTGGAGGTGGAACAGGTGGACAACAGCTATTACAGCCACATCCAGGATTACAATTAGAATTAGTACAAGACATATTTATTTATTTATTTTTATTATACACAAACTGAAAAAGTATTTGCAGGATTAAATTCTGTATTTATATCATTTACAGATACTTGACAACTTAACACTGTATTAACTGGAGTACATAAAGCAGTGCCACAATTATTATAGGTTCCTGCAGCATATACATAATTAGCAGAAGAATTACCAGGAATTATAGGTATTATTACATCTACATATGATGTTCCATAAAATGAACAACTTGTAACTGCATATCTTATTTTAACTTCAATATTATAAGCATTCCCATTTATTACTGGAACTCCTGAAACAGCATTTACTAATTGAACAGTTGTTTTATTATTTTTTTCTGTATATGCTACAGGTAAAGCACTTTCAGTACAGAATATACTCGTATCTGGAGCAGCTACATCATCAACATTAATATGAAATAATATAGTAGGTACTAATAATTCAGTAACTATAGGTGCACCATTTGATTCACCACAAGAATATCCTGCATGTATATATACTACATATTCTGTACCTACAACAATAGAAGAACCTACAATATTTACGCTAAATGTACTATTTGAAACAACAGAGTCAAAAAGAGAAGGTCCTGTTGGAGCACTTCCTGTCCATTCAAAAACTTCAATTCTATAAGTAAGTGGTAATTCAATTCCTGCATAACTAGGTGCAGTCCAAGTAATTGTAGAATATGCTGTACCTATTGTCATTGCAGTAACATTTTCTGGTACTGCTAATACACATGGTAATGCAACTGGTAATGAAAAATAATTTACAAGTTGGTTTCTCATATCACATACAGTTAACCATAAATTATTTATAGCATCTGCAGCTGTTGTAGGTGTGCCAACCCATTCTGGTATATCACCCATTAAACCTGAACCAAATAATACTGGAGAACTTGCTAATGAAGGACATTGTCTATTTACTGCAGCAAATAATATTGTTGAAATACCAACACTACTTAACATGTTACAATAAGATGCTTCTAAATTTGCAAATGCATCTTGTATTAATAGTGTTTGTCCTGGTGTAGGTGCACTTGCACATTGAGAAGTTACAAATATTTCATATGTATATGCTTGCAAATTAGCAACTTGAAATTGTAAAGTTGATACATTATTTGTAAGCATTAATATGTTACTATTAATATTATTAATATCTAATATAACTGTACAAATAGTATTTGCTAAATACAAAAGATAATCTGTAAAAAGCATTGTAGTTACAAGATCTCCATTACTATCTGTAAAATATAAACATGGAGGTAATGCTACATATGTGTCTGATGTTGATGTACCAGTATCACCACTATTTCTATTTTCATTTCCAAAACTTGTACCTCCTCCATTAGCTTCTAAACTACAAATTTTATTTATAATAAGTTGTAATAATTGCTTTAAATTTTGAGGATCTTCAACACCTGATTGTATAAAACAAGCAAATTCTAATGTTGTAATATCAAGTATATTTTCAGTAACATCACATAATAATGTTGCAAGTTTAAATACAACTTCATCTATAGAATCTCCAGCACACAAATCTATACAAGGAATATCTGGTCCTTGCCATATCACACATGCTGTAGATATTTTAGGGCAGTTATCTCTATTAGATCCTGGAGTGGTTATTGGTGTTCCCATTATATTGTATTTATTTTTTCTTCAATTTTTGATAAACTACATATAGCAGGCATTACACATGCACATAGTTCCATTTCTTTTCCTCTTATAAGTAAATTACGCAAGTCATCTGCAAGTTCTACATTAATAAGTGCAGAGCATGTTTTTAAACCATAACGCTTTCTTTTATAACCTGCATATACAGATTCAGCAAATACTTCATTTATACGTATAAGAGTATCCATTTACTTATTTGTTTATATTAGTTGCTACTCTTTTTTGTTCATTGCTTTGATATACAAGCGATTGCTCATAAGTACTTAAACAATTTACACATACTGATGCACCATTAGATGCTTTTCTTGTTTGACAACCACAACCTAGTTGTGCTTGACAGTTGCTACATTGTGCCATTTGGTTTTAATATTTAAAGGTTATTAGTTATTACATGTTACGCAACATCCTGTTAAATACTTGGCGAGAAGCTTTTCTGCATATGTGTACATTTCTACTGCCTGCAAAGGTGCGTGACAATATTCTGCTTTTGCCTTTGCTGCTTCAATATACATTCTAATGTATCTTAAATCATGCATCTTTTGATGCTGCTCTGCATTTGGCTCACATGCTTGTAATTGAATTTTACATACCTCTCTGTAGTAAGTATTCATTATATGCGTTATTCTTAAATAATAATATTGTACAAAAACAATATCATTTGGTGATACACTATATCTTATTGTATATAATCCATCAGGAAATGTTCCAGGTTCAGTATCCACTGTTGTTATACCTAAATCTGATGTAGACAAATTTAATACAAAATTTGGTGCTAAACCTTCAGCTTCAGTATAATAAATTGGTAAAGAAAATCCTGGTAAATATATGTCAAGTCTAGGACAATCAATATCAAGTCCTTCTCCATATACAGATGCATCCAATATTCTTATGATGTTTTCACAAGCTGTATCTGGAATGTCTAATGCAAGGGTGTGTTTAATTGCCATAACTGGTTTATTATAAGTATCATTACAATAAGAATTTACAAAAAATATTTTAATAAAACAAAAAGAGGAAGCAATTTAATACTTCCTCTTTCATATTTATATACTTTGCAGTACTATGGTTGCAATGTAAGTCTTACATCATAGTTATTTGCAGAATTTAACAAGTTTGTAAAGATACCTTCAAAAGTAGAATTTCTTGTAGAAGCAACTACTCTTACCAAGTATTGATCATTATCCATTGTTCCACTTGGATTACCTTTACGAGGAACACTGTGTAAAATGTTGTAAACAACATATTTGTTACCACGTGTAAGTTCAGTAAAAGGATTATAATCAAGAACCTCTCTTAAACGTGGATCTTGGATCCATGGTTCTTGTTGGTATCTCTTAGCTAAGATTAACTCTCTAATAAGAGTTTCACCAAAACCTCTACCTTGTATAGCTTGTTGTACTTCAGTAGGTACAAAACATTGAGCTAAACATTGATTTCCTAATGGGTCTAATGCAGTAATAGAACCATAAATTTCAACTGGTTGTAATTCTACGTGATCTCTTGGAGCAAATGAACAGTCACCAAATACAGTATCTACATAAGCACCTACAATTTCTAAGAAAGAATTTACAGTATCAGGAGCAGTAGCACCTGTTAATGGAGTATATCCAGCAGTTGTAATTACACCATATATTTTAGGAGTAATAATAGTAGTTGTAATATTAGCAATAGCTGTAGTACTTGGAGTTTGAATAGTATCAGCAGCAACTAAAGCAACAGCTCCAGAACCAGTAGCAGCAACATAACTTGAAATTACATAAGCAGTTACAGGAGTAACAGAACTAATTGTAGTAGAAGCAACAGTTTGAGAAATATTAACTGTAAAAGTTGAACCTGTACCACCACCACCAGTTAATAGTTTAGTAATAGTTGTACCAGCAGCAACACCAGTTCCAGTAAGTACTTGACCTACAGAGAAAATTGTGTTAGTTGCAGTACCTACAGTAAATACATTACCTGCAATAGTACAACCAGTTGCAGAAGTAGCAGTAGTTGGTGTAAATACAACTCTTTGTCCAGCTAAAATACCTGTTCTATCAGATACTGTTAATGCATTTGCAGCAGTTGCAGTAGCTGTAGCACCAAGACCACTAGATAATAATACTTGGTTCCATACAGTTCCTTGTACATAATCTTTTATAGTTGGATATAAAGCCAATCTATCTGCCCATCCTAACAATACAATATTTGGATCTACATTATTAGGAGAAGTTGCAGAATCACAACATCCTGTTTGTGCATCTAATGTAAAGTAAGCATTGTGAGTTAAGAAACGCAATACTGGAGAACCTTTAAGATCAATTCTTAATCTGTAAGTAGTGTTACAAGTAACAGAACATCCAGGAGTAGAAGCTATTTGAACAATATCTTGTACAGGATTAGATGGTTCAGTTACATAGTATGCACTAATGTACTTAGGGTTGATCCCTTTTGATTTCACTGATTCTTTGTAACCTCCATGATAAGGTCCCAATTTATCAACAGTGTGATAACTTCCTTGTGCAATATACACTAAGGGATTTACTTGGTAAGCAGTAGTAGTTAATGTTGCATCAACAGTTAAGTTGGTAGCAGCACTAAATACACCTACTTGTCCAGCAGTTAAAGCAGAACTAGCAATACCAGTTGTTGTCTGGAAGCTTCCTGCAACGAGCATTTTTTGAAATGCATGTGGAAAATAAGCCATTTTATAAAATATTTAAGGTTAATAATACATTTATTATTTGAGGAATAGTAGTTTATATTTAATACTATTCAGTGTACTTTTGACAGTATCAAGATCATTTACAATTTCACTATAAGGCATTAACCCTTGTAATGTGCTAATCATCTGATATATATCTCTTATATAAGATAAAGATTCTTCTACAGAATTCAAAACAATTGGAGAAAAATCTTCATATTCTAATAGTTTTTCTGTAGCACCTTGAAATCCTTCTGCTAAATCATCAGCATGTCCAGGTAGTGCATCATATAATTCATTTAAAGCTTTGTGTCCAGCAAATGATCCTACACCAGTAATCTTTAAATGCATTTTGTGAAAACTTACTGCAGCATTCATTAACTCAGTAATACACGCAGCAGTTTGTTTTTCTAAAGAATTTATTGAAAACAATTCTTCTTTTTTTAATTTATAATTTTCTTCCATTATCCACCCATTTCATTATCAAGTAATCTTAGTGCAAGTTTATCAGTGCCAAATGCTTCAAGTTTATCAACCCAAGTTTGCATTTTGTCATGTTCTTCTACTTGTTCTTTTAAGAATTTTAATGATAATTCATATAACATATGATCACCTTTTTTAAATGATTCTGATGCCATTTGTTTACACTGTGTGCTAACTAATATTTCATGATCAAATGAATCTTGAATAATCTGTGGTAAACCTGAAAAATTCTGTGCAGGTTGATCTAGACGTGGTGTAAGTGGTTGAATACCAAATGACAATAAATATGTTCTAGACCAATCAGCATGTTTTAATTCTTCATCAGAATATGTTTTCCATAATCCAGCAGCACCTGAATATCCTTTATTATTTAACCACATAGACATTGCTAAATATACTCTTGATGAATATTCTTCTTGTTGTATTCTATAATTTAAATAATCAACACAGTGCTCAGATATAAGTGGGTTCTGTGTTATTTTTGAAGGAACTTGTGTTGTTGCTCCTGCACTAGGTCTAGCTGTTGAAACATTGTCTAAAACAGATATTTCTTTTACAGTTTCTTCTATATTTCTTTTTAACATTCTTGTTGTTGCACTGTTATCCATAGTGTTTAATTATTTAATGTTGAGTTTTGTTTATTTCTTTGGTATTGAGTCATAGATTCTATATCTCCTGCAAGAATAGAACATGCTTCATCTACCAGCATTTCTGCAATATCATCTTTAAATTCACAAGTAACATCCGTAATTATTAAATTTCCTGTTGAAGGATCTACACAATTTGCAAATTTTACTTCTCTTGGTTTTCTATAATAATATAAAACAGGAGTTGCTAATTCAAATTCATCATTTATATACACTTTTATTCTATTACCAGATAGTGTACAAAAAGTTTCACCCCATTTAGCACTTGGTTGTCTAAATTCATCACTAAGAAGAAGATCAATATCAGCAACTTGTGCAAGGTAAACAGTCATTCTTCTTGGTTCAGTACAACAATCTGCTATAGAGTTTACTGCAAATCTTTTAAAATATAAATAATCAGCAGGTAAAACACCAGTTTCATAATAAACATCACGTTTTGTTAATACTATAGGACTTGTTAAAGTATCAGTAAGTAATAACTGTATATCATCTATACTCATCTTAGAAGATTCATCACCTTCTTTAAATTGATTTGCACCATGAACTTGTCTACGCACCCATTCTAACTGTGCTTTATTAAATGCTTCACTAACTTGCCAGCATTCTATGTTATCATAGTCTAAACTGGCAAGCTTGTTTAAGCGTTCTTTTATTTTTATTTGTAATAAACTATTTGTCATGTCTTAACATTTCCATTTTTTTAAGGCTAATGCTTTTCTTGTTGGATCACCATTAGGTTTTTTCATAGGACCTTTTACACCAGACATTCTTGCACAAAATGATTCTTTTCTAGGACCACCTTCAGGTTGAGGTGCTTTAAGATGAGAACCAGGATTTGCTTTATTATAAGAATCTCTTCCTTTCTGGTTTAAACCACCAGAAGGAGATTTACCTTCTTTTCTTTGCCAAGCTGCTGTCTTTGCCATGATGCTTATTTTTTAGATGTTTTTTTAGAACCTGCAATTTTATCAGCAAAAGTTATTTTATTCTTTGGAGGTGCCAAAGAAGCAAACTTTTTTTGAGATGGAGTTGTAGGAGTTTTACCTTTTGCCATAATTTCTATTTTTTAGATTTTATTTTTTTCTCTTGTTTAAGCATCTCAGCTGTAGGTTTCTTTCCAGAACCTTTGTTAGCTCTGATATTATCCCAAAGTCCTCTTTGAGAAGTAGAACCATCTGCTCTTTTAATCATTTGTTTTGCCATGACTTATATAGTTATTAACAACCTCTACCACTTTTTTTAATACTACCACCCATTTTTTTCACATTTGGTGTTGCAATACTTTTAAAAGGAGGAATAATAGGACTAGTTTTATGTATAACCTTTTTTGATTCTAAAGAATCTTTATCTAATTGTTTTTTATTGAATGACATAGTATATAAATTTAAGTTATGAGTTCCAATATTTTTCTGTATTTGTAATTACATCCAAAAGAATTTCTTCATTTAAAGGATTCTTCAAGTATAATAAAATATCAGAAGGGTTTTTACCTAACATAGAACCTGACTTCATATGATAGATGTTACCATCACCTCTTGTTGCAATTAATTTATAAAAATTAGCATCTTTAATTACAGCTCTTAATTTAAGAGTTTCCATATCTAATAGGCATATATCTAAAAACTTTTGAGCAGTTTGACGTTTATTAGTTTCTACTGATTCTCCACTAATGTATTTATCCATATTATCATATAATACATCAAGTGGTGTAGATTTTTTATATTGTGTTGAATTTGGATCAACTACTTTACATACATAAAATAACTTATTTGTATTCTTATCAAACATTTTTTGTAATTCAGCAAATGCTTTGTTTTTAAGTTTTTTAAGTTCTGTTTTAATGGATGCAGTTTCTTCAAACTTGTCTAAATAAAACTTATACCTAGGAGCTTCAGTTCTAGCATGTTGTAATGATTTTGCAATAATACTAAATCCTCCATGTTCAATAGCTCTTAACTTAATAAGATCATAAGGATCATTTGCAGCATCTAAATACACTGGTTCATTACTGCATCTTAATGCAATCTTACTCCAAAATTCATCATTATCAGGTCTTAGTAATTTTACCTTATTCCAAAAATCAGGATCTTTAGGATCAATAACATTTGCAATAAGTTCTTTTTCTAATTGAGCAACAGTATTTCTAATATCTTTTACCAAAGCATCTTTTTCTTCTTCAGGTAAATTTTTTATTTCTGGAGCAAATTCATTAAGTCCTGTAACATATCTTTTAATTCCATTATTTTCAAGACATATAATTTGTTCTTCATGAAAAATTCCTTCAAACAATACCATATTGTATTTTTCTAAACCCATGTTTTCATTAATATTGTCAACAAAAGGTCTAATTGTAACACTGCTATTTCTTTTTAAAGACTGATGCTTGTCTATCATTGTAATTTCCATCTGTAATAATTTAAGTTGTTGTTTTTTTTCTTTTCTCTGTTTTTTATAACTATTAGTTTAAAGCTCCTAAACCACGTCAAGGTTGTTATATCTTAGGAGAAATGCCTACATTTCTGTAGACAAAGTGAGTGAGTTAACACTCAGGGGAGAGAGGATATCTCTTTAACTTGCCATACTATGTACAAGTTACAAATTTATGCTTTTTTATACTTTGTTGGTGACACAGTAGCTTTAGCATTTTTTTGTACTGACTGAGGATTAGTAGCTGATTTAACAACAATATTATTCCCCATTGCACTTTTGTTTTTTACTACAGACTGAGGATTTGTAGCTTTTTTAACTACAATATTATTTCCCATTACTGCTTTATTTTTTCCTGCCATGATTTCTTATTGTTTTAAAGTTATTAAAAAAAAGACCTGGGAGCTATTCTTATGGGAAGCAACCCAGGTACTAATTTTTATTTACTAGAATGATCCACCAGTTACTGGGTTTCTCATTACAATTTTCAATACTTTAGTAGGATCTTTAACCCAGATGCTTGGCATAGTTTGAGTCATAAATACTCTATAACCATTGAAGTTTCCAGAAGATGCAAATCCTTGAGATCTACCCATATAGTCCATAGTACCATTTTGGTAGAACCATTTCAATTGATTATCCCAGCTTAATTTCAACAAAAAGATGTTGTCATTAGTGTTGTCAGTAATATCAAATACAATGAAGTTGTAAGATGATAATGGGTATCCATCAATGATTGGATTCTCAATATCATTTGTGTGAACATTGTCAAATGCTGGATTCAATACAAACTTAACATTTGCCAAGAATGGAATTGTATAACTTGTAAAAGCAAATCCAAAGTTCAAGTCCATTGCATTTTTACCAGAGATAGCACCAACACCAGACTGATCCATGTTAGCAATTAATCCAGTAGTACCACCAATAGTTCCTGAGAACGCTTCTTTTTTGATAGACTCATTAACCATTCTCATACCAGCCATACCAGTTTGAACAATGATTTGTCTGTTTGGATCTGGTCCTTTGAATTCAACTTTACCATTGTAGAAGTTGAAAATTTCAGATCTGAACAACTCTAAGTTGAAAGATCCTTTGTTGTATATTCTCTTATAAGAGTTATCTAATTGAGACCAAAGACCTACTGATAATCTAATATCATCTGGACCATCTTGTTTAATTCTACCACCTTGCCCCCACATTAAGTAAGTCTCAATGTCATTAGCTACTTTAGATAAGTGAGCTGCTTCAAGATTAGTAACAAAAGATCTAGTCAAATTACCATTATCATATGATTTTTTGATCCAGTCTTTACCCATAGATTTAACCATATCATCAATCTTAGTGATAGATGGATCAAGGTTTTTATCAAATGATCTCCAGATTTCAGTTACAGGAACTGTACCATCTGCATTAAGACCACCTTTCATCATCATGTCAGCACGAGAAGAAATTGAATAGTGTACGTGAGCTTCAGCACCTCCTACAAAGTTGTAGTATTCTCTGAAACCATTTTGTAATTCTCCTATGTCAGAGAATTTTTCTCCATATTCCCCACGAGCAGAACCTTTTCTGAAGAATTTAGTACCTGGTTTAAGATACTTTTTGTCTAAGGTAGCTGTGTTGTTGTTGTTTACTAATTGTACAGTATAGATAAATCCATCTCCAGAAGGAAGAATGTCTTCACTAGGTACAATGTAAAGTTCTAGACCTTTATATTTGTCATAAGTGATGATATCACCTGATCCAAATATACGTCTGTTAATTTTAATTTTGAAGAGTGTACCATCAGCTCCTAAAGCTGTTTGTGTAGGTTCTACGTCTTCTACAATGTACGGAAGATCTTGTACAATTGGTGTTTGCCATTTGTACTCTCCACGAGCATTGTCTACCATTATGGTGTTTTTACCACCAAAAGATGCCATCTGATAAAGAGGCATTTCTACCTTTTGCGTCATTGCCCATAAGTCAACAGGTCCTAAATCCATAGGTTCTGAAGTCTTTAGCATATTTTGCAAATGGTATGAATCTACATGCGAACTAACTTTGTAAGTAGTATCACGCAAGAAGAGACCATTGTTTAAAACAGGTGTAGCCATTGTAATTAATTAATTAAGGTTAATGTTTATCTTTTAAATATATTTGTTTGTCTTGTAATCTTTCTTGTAGCTGGTCTTTGATCATCATCATCATCTCTTGTATAAGAAGAAATTTTTCTTGCTTCTTCTGTTTTAAGTTTTCTAACTGTATCTGCAACTACCTCATTTTTTGCTTGTTTTCGTACATTCTCTTTATAATCTTCTGGATCAGAAAGTAACCATAAAGTTTCTGCAATTAAATCATATCTTGGTTGTTTTCCAAATTGATAATCTTCTAAAAGTTTACCTAACATATTTGTAGGTCTTCCTGAGATACTTTCATACTTAACAGTAGTAAGTTCATCCCATAACATCTTTTGTCTTTTACCATCAATCTTTACACCATTTAGTTCACCTGGTTTTAAAGTCTCATATATATTATGCATATATGCTTCTTTTTTAGCTTGTTGTTGTTGTTTAAAATGTTCTTGTTGTGCAAGTTTACCTTGTAACATTTCTTCTTGCAAATCATCTAATTTTGGTTTAAACTGATTTGCTTTTTTAGATAAATTATTACCATCTGTCCATTCTTGAATTTGATCTTCAATTAATTCTTGATCACCATTACCAAATCCTGTAGCTTGTAAATATTGTCTAACAATCATTTCTTGATGTTCAGGTTGTCTTACATCAAGTTCACGAATTTCTTCAACATGTGCCAAAGCTCTAAATAAACCTTTTAAATCATTTCCACCTTTTGCAACATACTCAGCAGCATATTGTAATTCTTCAGGTAAACTTTCAAAGAACTCTTTTGGAGTTTTTGCAGCAACATCATTTTTGATACTATCAACATTTGCTGTCCATAACTCATCAATATCTTTTTCTGATAGATTTCCTAAATAATCATCTAATGATTGTTTAGTTTCATCATAATCATCAAAAGCAAACATTTCATTATTTTCAATTCTTTTCTTTAAGAATGAAACTAATCCACTTTTATCTGTTTTAGTTCTACCACCTTTTTTCTTAGGTTCATCTTCATCATCAAAATCATCACCTGTTTTAAGTGTTGAGTCTAATTCATCAAGAGTAGAATCTACAATTTCTTTATCATCTGTCTTATCATCATCATTCTTATCTAAGAAATCAAGATTAACAGGTTTGTTTTTTGCACTAAATAAGTTTGGCTTATCATCTTCTTCATCAGAAGTTACCACACTATCTGCACCAGGCATTGGTAAAAAGTCATCAATGTTTTCAATAACTACGTCTTCTACCTGAGATTTGTTGTTTTCTGTATTCATCTGTTTAATAATTATTAGTTCTTATTCTTCTTCATATATAATCTACCAATTAAATCTGAAAGATTTAACAGTAAGCTATTTTTATTTTTACATTTTTAACACTATAACGCTATGACTGTTTTTTGTCATATTTGTTTTTATTCATTGCTGCAACTTGCACTTGTTTATTAGCAATTGTTTCACGTACTTGTAATTCTTTATTTTTTAAAGAATTCTTTTCTTGATCATTTATTTGCTGATTAACTTCACGTGTTCTAGCTAATGATTGGTCAACTTGTTTTGCATTTTTCTTATCAAGATATTCTAATGTATCAATATAATCTGATTGTTCATTAGCATTAATATCTTGTGTTGCAGTATTAACAGATGCTCTAACTTCAGCAACACGCTCATTAGATTCTCTATTAAGTTGATTTTGTTCAGCTGTAAATTTCTGTTGAGATTCTAATCTTTCAGCAGCAGCTTGATCTTGCATTTGAATTTCTTGTTGTCTAGCTTGTTGTTCTTGTTGACGTTGAGCATTAACTTTTTCTTCAATGTTTTTAAGAGTATGATCAATTTCAGCAAGTGAGTCAGCTTTGATAAGATTACCTAAATCATATATTGATGCTCCAGCAGTATTGTTAGATAATGCTAAAGATCTAATTTGTTCTGTAATTTGTTTTTGATTTACTTTTGTAGATGTAAATATATTTAGTTCTCTTGCTAATAAATCTGTACCATTGATTTCAAAATTTATCTTTTCATCTAAAGATGTTATATACTGTAACCTTATACTAGGTTTTGTACTATGATAATATTGTGCAAGATCTGTACGCATTTGATGTACTCTAGGCATTAGATATTCTGAATGATTTACAAAATACATTTCTGTTTGTGAATAACTCATGTTTATAGCTTGCTCTATACCTGTAGCAGTTTCTTGTGCATTTACTGCACCCATACGTTGAGGTGTAAGACCAATAACTTCAAATGCTTGTTGTTTAAAATAATTAGATAATTGTATTCTAGACATTAATCTTTGAGTTTGTTCAAGATTAAGTACTTGATAATGTTGAAAGTTTAATCCATTTTCAGTATTTGTAATAGATGTATCTAAAGGTAACATTTGAAAATCTTTCATTGCTACATATGCTTTAGCTAAATTGTTTTTACCCCAGTCTTCACCCATTGAGTGACGTGGTAATGCATTCTGATCAAGCATAATAACTGTACCTAATTCATCTACTAAGATGTCTGCAATCTGATTGTTAGTAAGATTATATCCAATTTGGAATGGTTTCATCTTATCTACTAGCGCGCGCGAGCGTGAATTTCTATCATGAAATACAGAACCTTCAACAGGTAACTTACAACCATATAAACTATTATCACCTTTAAACTGAAACTTTAATGGATGACAATTTAGATACAAAGGTTTGAATCCCATGTTATCATTGTTACCATAGAATGATGGTCTATTAGGACCTATCTTTACACCACCCCATACTTGGTTAATCCATATCCAATCAATATGATCTCCAAATATAAGTGTATCTTTTGTTTTACCTTTTATAACAGAGTTGTCGTATATAGGCTTTTCTGTTACTTTAAAATTTTCATCTACAATCATTTGATGCATAATTCCTTCATCATCTATTCTTGTAAGATGTCCTAACATTCTTTGAGATTTCCAGTATGCTGTAGTAACACGTAATAAAGAGTAATTACTAAAGTCCATTAAATCTTCAGACTCATTTAATATTCTATATATAATGTCATCTCCAGTATTAAGTACTGCATCTTTGTGTGCTAAAAATTGACGCATACCTAATGATGGACCTTCAACATTCCAATCATGTGATCTTGTAGAGTCATAAAATGAACCATCATTTTGTACACCTGGCAATGCATATCCTGCAGATTTAACAGGGTATATAGCTTCTAACTGTTGCATTTGATCTTTGGTCATCATGTATCCATATCTATCTATGATGTCTGATATGGTCATTAAGTCTACTCTTCCTACCCAGTTAGATTGTGATATATATCTTGCTTCAGGTGATTTATGATAGAATGTAAGAACAGGGTTCCATATCTCAATATCATAATCATCTTCATTTAATTTAAAATGCCAGAACTCTCTATCAGTAATAAGCATATCTCTGAAAGCCATATTCTCTAATTCTTTCATATAGAATCTTTCAGTATCTACTGAATGCTGATGTGTTGCCCATTGTTCTACCATAGATCTATAATCTTTTTTAAAGAATTGTTCTATTTCTGGTAGTGTTTTAATACTGTCTGGTGACATCATTTGTTGAGCTTGTTGAGCTTGCTCTTGATTGTTTGGATCTAATCCCATTTTAGAGATGTTCTCTTGCATTTTTTGTTCACCATATGCCATAAGAGTTTCTTCAATCATTCCTCTTTTAGCATCAAGCATTTCATTAAAAGAAGTATCATCTACAGCTCTGTATGTAATCTTATCATTTCTTTTAGCAAACTCTCCTGTAAGAACATTAATAACATTAGGTATAATAGGAAAGAATTTTAACTCAAATGCAGATAAATCTTCTTGAGTAAGTGTATCTATTAAATCAGCATACTCATTATTTTCTTCAACAATATAATCTGTTTTGTCTATAATACCATTGGCTAACTTATAATTTTTTAATAAACGTCTTGCATTACGTCTTATTTGTTTTAGACCTTGCATTTCTAACCAATCTAGATTCCATGCTGCCCATTGCTCATTTTTTTGTGAAGCAAGCAAAAACTGAATAGGCTGAGTAAGTGTACCCATTCTATTATATTCTGTAGTAGCACCTCCTTTAAGTTGAAGAGCATTATATAATTTTGGCATGTTGTATGTTATTTAAAATTTCTAAATGGATTGCGTGGTTTTGTCATGCCACTATTTACACTTTTATTTTTTCCCATATGACGAAAAGGACTCACTTGTAATTTAGCATAATTATTTGACTTTTGCAAATTATCATCTTCTCTTTCAGTACGTTTAGTATATCCTCTATTAGATTGTTGTACTTGTGCAAATGCTACCATGGCACAAAATGCAACTAATCTATCTACGTTAAGTCCATCTCTATATGCTTGCATTTCTTTTAACAACATTATATCAGGTATTCTTTCAATACCATATGTTGTTTTTACAATTGTACCATCTGGTTTTGTTTCATGATCTAACTCTTCTTCTATAAATTGCTGTGCATATGATATAAGATTTGTCTTAAATAATGTACTAACATTTCTCCAACCATATTCTTGAAATACATTTGTATTACTTTGCAATTCTTTTAAGAATAATATTTGACTTTTAGGTACTAAATACTTTTGCTTTCTTTTTGCAATCATATACTGAATAAATAAAGATATATTATTTTCTACCACTGTCCAGGCATTATACCATTCTATAATAAGTTCTAGTCTTTCATGTGTTTTGTTAAGGTCATCAAACCTACCACACCATGCTGCAACAATTTTATCTCTTTCTACATATGAATCTATTGTACCATCAGCTTTATGTTTGGTAATTTCTTGTGATGTCTTGTATACAAATATGGAACACAATGAGTCTGAGGTAGTTGTCTTTCCTTCTGCAACAGGGTCAATAGATGCATAGTACATCCCAAAGGTTATATCTTTTGCAGGTCTTTCCCATACAACAAGAACTCCTTCTTTATTTTCTGTTTTTGCAGATATAGGAAATTCAGATATAGGAATTTTTTTAGATTCTTTTGCTGTGATTGTATTATTTTCATCTCTTGATAATTCTAAAAATTCTTTATAGTATGTACCATCTTCTATTCTTCTAATTTGTGATACAACTAATGCAGGATTAAACTTGGGAGCTTTTCTACTTGTAAATGCTTCTTCTATAGTTATAGGATGCTGAGATATACGCAATTGATAATCATCAGGTTTAAGATCTCTCTTCCATTGTATTCTTTCTTCTTTGATCATTTCTAATGCTTTCTCTACTAGAGAGTTACCATAGTTATCTATACATGGTATCATTGACCATTGCTGAGGTATAAACAATCCACACTGACCTTTAGTACCTTTATCATCTAACAAGTCAGTTTCAACAGCAAGAATGTCTTTACTGTTTGGCATCATTAACATTTCTCTTAAAGGTTCACATTGATCTAAATCTCCAACAGAACCAGCAACAACAAATTGTCCAGTATATACCATACCAGACTTCATTGCAGGAAGTAAGTATTCTAATGTTTGATTCATTTTAGGGGCAATACCTGCCTCCTCATGAAAGAAAAAAGTACAAGGACCTCCTACACCATTTGTAGGATCTTTGTCTAATATAAGTCCTAATAATACAGATTTTAAACCTATATCTCTTTTTCTACCAGATTGATTTATTTCAATCTTTTGTTCCCAGTTAAATATCTTATCTGGAGTACATGGTCTATACCATGCAGTATAAGTATTAAGAAAGTTTCTGTATTCTTCAAGAAAACGCCATGTACCTTTTTCTCCAATATAGTCTTTTAAAGATCCTGCCATTTTATTTATAGAACCTTCTTCAAACCAAAAGTAATTTATCATTTTTCCTGCATGATAATAACTAGATGCTATCTGACGTTTCTTTAATATAAGTGCATGTTTAGAACTATGTCTACCAATTTCTTCATATAGTGCCATATGATACTGTGCATCTCTGACACTAGCAAATCCAAACTTAGATATTTCTTTGTTATATATAGGAAGAAAGTTTAACCACATGTAATAGTCTCTTGAAAGATACCATCTGTTTTTTTTGTTCTTATATATTACACCATTTCTACATTTATCTTTTTCAGTATCCCAATAAGTAATATAATCTTTTGAACGCATTGGAGCATAGCAATACACTTTGTTATTTTTTTCAAAGTTTGTTGCTTGTTCATTAAACTTTTGTGATGTTTCATCAAACTCATATTTACCTGGTTCCTTAAATAAAGACCACATAAACTTTACAAATTCTTCTCTTGTTTCAAAATCTGTGTGTGACCATACATCAGTTGTATCATCATATGTTGGTACAGATATATACATTCTTATGATTTATTTGGAAATTCAAAATCAAAAAGTTGTATCAATAGACTTTCAAAAGATGGGTCTCTATATATTCTATGTGTAGATTTAGCACCATTCCAATAAGCTGAATGATCTTCTCTATGAAAAGCTGTCCAAACTTCTTCATTGTGGTTATAATGAAATAACCAGTTATATAATTGTTCTTTTTCCATAATGTTTACATTTGATCGTATCCTAAGTTTTGTCCTCCTCTTACAGAGCTTTTTTGTTCTTCCATTAAATCTTTATATGCTCCTCTAAATGAGAGTCTTATAGGTTCAAATTTTGCTGCAGCGTTTACAATTGCAGTTATGTTTCCATCTCTACCATCTGTTATTTCACTATTTTCCATATATGAAGCTAACTTATCTAACATAGTTTTGATACCCATGTATGCACGAAACGTAGGAGTTTGGTAAAGCTTTTCACAAAATTTTCTAGCAGTAATGATAGTGTCATCCTCCAAACTAAAATTAACAGTAAGCTGCGAAAGTATAAGTTCTTCTTTTTCATGTTCTAGTGTATCAAAGTATGGGTTTAAATCTGGGTTAGGGCAGGTCATATAAAATAAATACGCGTATACATTATGATAATCTTCAGGATATTCATCCATGATAGTCCTTAAATCTCTTAATGTATAACAATGTTCTGATGGTACAACTTGTCCATTATTTATATCAAATAATTTAATCATTATTTCTTTTTTACTTTATCTTTATTGCTTTCATACCATTTAAGTACAGACATGACTTCACTTTTAAGATAAGGCATTTCATATACTTCTATATCTCTAATTATAGGTTCTCCTTCATCGGATAGTTTTGTTATAGGATATTCAAACTCATCTGTTTGTTCTTCTTCTTCAAAACTAATATGATGAATAATAAGCTTACCTGCTTTTAAATTAGGATTATGCTTCAATATAATATACATATAAATACTTAATTGTAAATTATAATGATTTAAATTACAGTCATCTAGGTGCGCTAGAGGACCTAACATTTTTTTAGAAATACCCTCCCAATTTACAAAAGAAGTTTTATCAATCTTTTTATTAGTCTTGTAATCAGTTATATGTACTGTATCATTAACAATCTCAACTAAATCAGATTGTCCACATATACCAGCAGATTTTAAATATACCATGTGTTCAGGATATATACCATTAATTAACTTCTGTAAGGGAGCTAACTTTTTACCAGTACCATCTAACAAAGGTTTAATAACTGGAAGTTGTACTTCATGTCTTACTATAGTTTCACAACCAATAATATCTTGTTCTCTTTGATCATGATACCAGTTACCTAATGTACATGCTCTATCTGATTCTCTTTTCCAAGCAGCTTGAATCATTGCTGGTGACATACCTCGCCACTTGTTTGTTTTCTTTTGATTTTGAGAACATTTAAGTGCAATTGCTTCAGAATCAAATGGTTGCTTTAAAGCACCAAGTAATGTTGTTACTGATACCCATTTAGTTTTATCTTCTGGATCTATTGATGCATAAGAATGTGTTTGTGCTTCAAATACTATTGCCATAATTAAACAGTATTTAATTGTTGGTTTACAATTGCTTCTTCTTGTTCAGTAAGTTCAGCTTTCCAAAATCCTTTTGGACAATCAGAAGATAAAGATCTTGTCTTTAACTTTAAAGAACATCCACATTCTCCACAACAAGGTTGTGTTCCAGGTACTGCACATTTTGCACCAGTAGTATCTATAAATTCACAAGACCTGCATATCTCATTTCTAAAAAATGCAATGTCTTCTACATGTTTGGTTTTGAAGATGTTGTTCTTTACACCTTCTGCAATCTTGTTGCGTTCTTTCCAAATTCTAATCAAGTTTCCCATCTTTGTATATTTGTTTTTTAAGTTTGACTTCTTGTTTTCTTTCTTCTTCTTGCTGCATTCTTTCTTGCAGTTTTGTAAGTTGTTCTATATCAGCACGTTTCTTTATAATTAACTCATAAGTGTGTACTGTTATATGTTCATCTTTTTCAATTTTATTTACAAAGTTCTGATGTTTTGTTATCATCTCTACTAGAGATTTCTTTTTAACCACAAAAGTTCCCAATCTAGGAACTGATATATAAGGATGATCTGCAAGAGATAGTTTTTTTTGTAATGTCAAATAATAATATGAAACAATATCATCTATTACATCAACTGAAAGATTCAAATCTTTTGCAGTCAACTCTACTATACTTTTACGCTTTATTGGATTCAACTGCTAAATAATTATAGTCTAACAATATGTTACCTTTAGATTGTATATCAATATTAGGATTAAGTACAATTACTTTTCTACCTGATTTAGATTTTACAATAATGTTTCTTTTTTCTAATTTAACAATTCTATTTCTAATGTTCTGCGCGCGCGTAGATAACTCTTCAGGTGCAACATCAGGATAGATTATCTTTGCAGAAGCAAGACAAAATTTACCTAACTCAATAGGTCCCCATATAACAAGAAGTGTAAGTATCTCTAAATCAGAAGGTATAAGATATTCCTTTCTGAAAAAAGATATTTCTGTTATAAGTTGATACTTAACTATATCTTGTGTAGATAATCTTAGTTTTTTATTTATTTTTTTTACTTCCATTTATGTATAAAATGTTGGTTATTTAATGCAAAATGCATGTTTTTGTATAGAATACTATACATTCTTGTGGAGGTGAGGAGAATCGAACTCCTGTCCAAACCATGATCAATAATACAATTTATACAGCTTATAGGTAATCAACTCAGTTGATGACTCCACCACTCTATTTAATCTAACAGAGAAATCTTTATGGCAATTTTTAAAGTCTTGAGCCAGTGTTTGACTGAATTAATCTAGGCTGCTACAGCAACTTCTTCTCTAATCAAAGAGAATACTTTGTTCATGTTAGCTTCTACTTGTGCGTTGTCTCCTAGAGATACTACACCAATTGTGTTTTTGCCATTTATTATATTCACCTTAGTTTACAGTTATCTCTCTGGCTGATTGTATTACTTACTAATGACCTGTCAAAACCAGTCACCCCCAGTATTATTTTCTATCTAATGATACGTTTTTACAAAATCTTATTTCTTTATTGTTCAATGTCCAAATCTCACCATCATCCATTGCACATGTAAATAATAAGTCATGTTCTTGACTATAATCAATAACTAAAAAAGCATAACCTTCCATATTATCAGATACTCTTTTAATAGGTATCATTGGTTCTAATTGTAACATCATACTTTTATCTTTAGTTGCGTGGGAGGGAGTCGAACCCTCAGCTCTGGAATATGAGTCCAGCAAGTTACTATTACTCTACCACACTATAAAACAGTTGTTTATGGCACAACTGACTAAGCCTTCAGTAACTTTTGAATACCCCCAGAGTTACAAACTGTGCTAACCTACGATTTAGAGAGCCTCCACGCCAACACTATAAGTGTCTGTAATCTCTGTCTTCGTTACGTACCAGTGCACTGGCAGAGGTCTTTCTACCAATAGATTGCTATATCACCTTCGTATATCATCATTCTTAAAGCACCATCTACTTCAATAATTTCTGATGATTGTAATGCATATGTAGCAACATATACTTTAGCACCTACTACAGTATTAGGATTTGATACATCTGCACCAAGAGCATATATCTCTAAAGAAGTCCATCTCTTCATATCTTCTGCATCTAACATTGCTTTTGTTTCATCAGATAATTCAATTGCACTTTCTTTTCTTACAGGTTTAGTAATCAATACTCTCTTTCCTGTCAATTCTTTAAAAGGTGTTGTCATTATTATTTATTAAAGGTTAATGCTTTTACTACTGCCATTTGTGCTTCTACAATTTTCATTATTGCATGATCAATAATCTTACCATGCATAGGAGCAATCTGTTGATTGTCAAAACTGTTAGCTAATGCATCTATCATACCAGAACACATCATCTTAACAGTATCTACCTCTGGCATAGATGAAGGGTTGTGACTTACACCAATTATCTGTTGACCAAATGTCAACTCTTGCTTAACTGTTTTTTCTTCTGTACTCATTACTCTTTTTTAAGTTTTCTTACTGGTGCTTCATCATCTGTAACTGGATCAACTTCAGACATCATTTGATTTTCAGGTTGTGGTTTTTCTGAAATACCAACTACATCACCTACCTTAATACCTTGTTCTGCTAACTCAGGATTGTTATCCAAATCCTCTTGTGTTACAGTGTGAGGAACTACTCCCTCTGGCATATCTTGTGGTTGTTGTGGTGGAGGTGCTGTAAAGTGCGCTTGTTTAGCAATTGCCTCAACTCTTCTAGCATCAAACTCAGCAGTTTGACATACAATCTCTGCAAGATCTCTTCTTAGTTTTGCAACTTCAATTTGTTCTTTATAAAAAGATAATACTTCTGCTTTTGTAGGAACCTTTTTTTCTTCTGTTTGTGTACTCATGTTTTTGTTTATTTAAATTAACACTACAAATATATAAATAAAAGTTTAACTTTTACAAATTTATTATATATTTGTAAAATAATTTAAAAACAAACAAACATGAAAAAGTTATTTCAATATGCAGTATTACTGCATTCTTATGACAAAGACAAACTGTACTTAGATTCTAAACTTATTATTGCGCCAACAACTGCTTTGGCTAAATCTGAAAAAGATCTTATATTTAAAATCACAAGAGACATTCCTACAGAATTTGCAGAGAATCCTGATAATATACAAATACTAGTTAGAAATTTTTAAATGTTCCAGACTGGTCTAATACTAATGGTACTGTATCCTTTAGTAATTCTGGAACTAATAATAGACCTTATGATCCAAGAGAAGCAATGTATAATAATACAATTACTAATAACACAAGCAACAGTTATAGTCTAACTGAAGCATTAAATACAGCAACATTATGAAAATAGAAGTTTTAAAATTCTACGCCAATTGGTGTGGACCATGTAGAGCACTTTCTCAAAGATTAGAAGGTGAGAAACTAACAGAAATAAATGTAGATACAGAACATGAAACAGCTATTAAGTATAGAGTAAGAACAATCCCTGTTCTTGTCTTTTTAAAAGATGGAGAAGAAGTACATAGAACTACTGGTCTTATAAGTAAGAATGAGTTTGATCTTATACTAAATGAGATCAATGATGAAAAGGATGTAGACAATATAGAAGTGACAGCAGAAATTGTAAAACCTAATACAGAAGAATAATGGGAGTAACAGTAAGATGTAAATTTAATTATGGACAAGTGGTATATGTCAAGACAGATATAAACCAAGATCCAAGACAAGTAATAGGAGTACAAGGTACAGCTGATGGTGGTATGCTTATAAAACTTACTATAGATGGAGATGCCAGCTGGCACTATGAATGTGAAATATCAGAAGAGAAAGATGTAATGTTAGCAATGAGTAACTAAGTCACTTGGTGTAAGTGGGAATGAATACCACAGTAGATAAACATGTCAACCTAATGTTGATGGATGAGAGTTCAAATCTCTCAGTGACTTGAAACCCTGGCAGTGCTGCTGGGGTTTTTTGTTACTGGTGTTTTAGCAAAAAAATTTTGGTATTTTTTAGATGACTTGAGAAAGAGAATGTGAGTACTGTATACCATAACCACCCCACGCCAAAAGACAAGCACCACCATACCCCCACTTGAAATAGCATTGTAATATAAAATATAGAATAACTTTGGGAAAAGTTTCTGTATAGAATGTTATTATGTTATGAAGCCAACTTTCTCAGGTGAGAGTTAGTACACTAAGTAATATAGCTTAGTAGAAAATAATCTGCTTCATTGTTCCATTGTATTGTGTACAGATGCAATGCAGAATATTATATACTATAGGCATAGTCAACTCCCCCTGACTGTGCTTGTAGTGTGTAGTATTATTAACATGTGGCTGAAGAGCATTGTACTTATCACTTTCTAAGGTGTTGTCTTATTGCTTTGACATGTAATACCAAAGGAAGCTTTAGCAAAGCATTATTATTTATTATGACATAAGGCACACTGTACCCTCAAGTGTGTCTTATTGTTATAGTTGTTGTTACACAACAAACCACAACACATCCATTTAACAGAACGTTAAACAATAATATTATGACTGAGAACCAACTGATTGATGAACTTAACATGTCAAGAGAAGAGATTGCTGAAAGAGAGTATGAAAGAAGACATTGTAATGATGAGCAGGAGTAATCCTGCTTTTTCATTAAAGACATGACCACAACACCACCAAAGTATATAACTCTTAAATAAATAAATCATGAACAATCTTGAAAGAAAACTTATTGAATTAACATTTCCAACTATCAATGTAGATAGTCTAATGGAAGTTATTGTTGTAACACCTAACGCTACAGTTGCAACAGAAATCTTATGTGGTGTATATGTAGAACCTGTGTTTGAGAAACACAAACTTACATCAGAAGGCACTGCGCGTACATTCATGTCTTATGATAAATGGACTGAACAGATTAAGTACAAGTATCTTAGTGAGATAACTGACTACTGTTACTTTCCTGAAACTGTTGACAAATATACTATCACTCGTGATAACTATAAATCACTTGAGTGTGAATATGGTAGTACAAGCAAATCATATAGATATGGTGTAAAAACAGGTGTTATGGAAGAGCGTACTGATTGGTGTAGTGTTAAAGATTGGAACAGACTTAAAGATAATAAGTTTGAACTATCAGCAGAAGAGCTTGAGGCTACATTGTAATAATAAGAGTGTTGTGTAACAACAGCACTCTTTTTAAAACAACAACCACCACACCGCCACCAAACAGAGCGCAAAAACAACACAACCCACCACCACACACCCAAAAGGTTCAGTATAACTTTAAATAACTTTATTATGTCTATTACAGTAGCAAAATCCAAAAATGGTGTTGATTATGTAACACCAAGCAAAACTCAACGTGACGCTTCAAAGCCACGTGGCTATTTCAGAATTGAGCAATCTTCTGAAAACATCACACCTAATGGTCTATTAGTTGTGAACACTAAATCTATGTTGATTAGTGGCGAAATCAGCAAGCTTGAAAAAATGCTTGCAGATAAAAACTATAAGCTTGCAGGTTGTCTTCATATTGAAGAAGTTTCTGAAGCTGATATTGATAACAGACCTGAGCTTAAAAACAGGCTGAATATCAAAAAGGAATTAAAAACAGTTCCTGTTGCTGATTATACAGCTGATGAAGTAGCTGAATATGAAACAGCTCTTGCTAAGTTTGTTAAGCGTACAGGTGCTGAGGGTGTTGAGCTTAGAAACAATGGTAATAGAATATTACGCTTCACAAGCTACGACCCAACAGGTGTATCTGTTGACAAATTGTTGCAATACAACAATGTTGAGGAAGTTAATGCATTTAGAATTGCTCAGGAGCAAATAGGTGCTTCATTACCTCAATAGTAAGTTGAGTTGATTAGGTTAGAACACACCCTTAACAGGGTGTAGTTCTTTCCAACATAAGACAGAAAGCAATTCTTTAGAAAGATAACAACACTGTAAGTTATTTATCAGCATGTAACAAACTAATAGTTTTACATCTATCAATAAATTCTTGTTGTGTTTGTGTGTGTTTCATTATATTACATTTTATACAACATGAAATAATGTTGTCAGGTGTATATCCTTTTGTGTTATCAACTCTATCTAAAGATATATCATTAACAACATCATTACAATAATAACATTCTTTCTTATAGTAAGATTTAAGCACATCAATTGTAAGAGTATATTCATATCCTCTTTCTTTAGCACTGCGTTTATAATTAGAATGTTTTCTTTTCAATATCCATTCTATATCAACACCTTGCTGAAGTTTAAGTTTGGCTCTTTCTTTATTAGTTTTGTTTACTTGTTGTCTAACAGCAGTTCTACATTCTATAGAACAATAAGAAGGTGAACAAGTATAAAATGTTTTTAATGTGATATCATATTCTTTACCACAGTGCTTACATGTTTTCATATCATTAAGTATTGATTACATTATAATATACTACTTTTATCTCTAATTACCAAAAGAGATAAGAAAGTTGTCTCCAGCCTGTGGACAAAGTAGACTACTAAAATGTAACTTGTTAGTATACAAGTACTTATAAAGTATTATTTGTTTGAGAAGATAGTGGATGAGAGTGGTTAA